AAGAGGCCGCGGCGATCTGCTGGGTGTGGGGCTGGCCGTGGGCGGCGTTCCTCAAGCGGGGCGAGGCGGCGATCCCGGAGCCGAAGGCGTGGGCGGCCCAGGAAAAGGACAAAGGACAAAGGACAAAGGACAAAGTGGGGAAGGGAGCGAAGGACGGCAGGGGGAAAGCGGGGTGGCGGGACGGGAAGGCGGCGGCGGCCGGGGAGCGGGAGGAGGACGAGGAGGAAGGAGAGGAAGAGGAAGGAGAGGAGTAGGAGAGGGAATTTCAGATTTCAGATTTCAAATTTCAGATTCTAACCACGGATGACACGGAAGGCACGGATAGGACGATGGTCAAAATTACGCGGCAGTGGGCGACGATGCGGACGTTGGCGGAGGAGCGGCACTTTGAATGCCTGGGAGGCAAGGTGCTGATTTATGCCCAGAGGTATAAGGAAGGCGGGGGACAGGTGATGCTGGAGGCGGGACGCAAGAGCCTGAGCGCGGGCGCGGCGATCGTTCTGGCGGCGACGCTCGATGCGGCGGCCCGATTCGTGGGGGGCGAGGAGGTGACGCCGGAGATGCTGAGCGTCGTGGAGCAAGTGGACGGGGGAAAGACAAAGGACAAAGGACAAAGGACGAAGGACAAAGGACAAAGGACTGAGGACGAAGGACTGAAGGCGGAGGCGAACGTAAATTAACCCGCGGGGGTGGACGCGATGGAGTGGACGCTGCAAACGGCGGGATGGCTGTGGGGCGCGGGCGTGCTGACGCTGCTGGCCGAGTGGGTGTATCAGGAGGGAAAACGGGCGGGGCGGGCGCAGTGGAAGCTCGAAGCCCGCAAGCTGCGCGAAGAGATCGAGGAGGTCCGGTACCAGGCGCGGGAGCTGAAGGACCAGAAGTGCGGGGCCTGGCGGACGGGGCCAACGGTGTGCCTGGTGTGCTGGACGCGGGGGGTGAGCGTGCGGCCGGTGTGCGTGGGCGTGATGGAGTGCCCCAGGTGCGGGGAGATGGCGATGATCGCGGCGGATGAATTAACCGCGGATGGCGCGGAGGGACGCGGATAACCACGAAAAACTCTGAAGACACGAAAAGGAGAAATGGAGATGGAAGGCAATGCGGACGGGGCCGGGCTGGCTTATTCGATTGACGGGGAGCAGTTCACGGACGACCTGGAGGAGCTGTTGACGGATTACATCGCCGAATTTGTGGAGCCGGGCGAGCCGCGGCCGCAGAAGGTGCCGGTCAAGATGGGGCAGGTGCGGCGCTTCAAGGCCAGCGAATTCGCCGGCGGCTGCGCCGAGCGGCTGCTGGACGAGCTGCGCGACAACGCCGGAGACAACGCGGGGGAGTTTGCCGAAAGCTGGCTGGAGGAGGTCGCGCCGGAGCAGGAGCGGGACCTGGAGGAGCGGCTTAAGCAGGCGCTGGACGAGTGGGCGGAGGCCCAAGGGCACCAGCCGCGGTTCTACCTGGTGGAAAAGGTAAAGGACGCCTAGGTCGACGTCGAGGAAGTGCTGGGGAAGGAAGCCGCGGGGCAGGCCACGGACTAAAACCACGGATGACACGGAGAGCACGGATGAATGAGGGCGAGCAAAACCACGGATCACACGGAGGGACGCGGATAATGGGGTGTAAACATCGGCGGATTGACCAGAATACCTTATGCTGCTTCGATTGCGGCGAGCTGGCGGCCAATCCGGGGAAGGAGCGGACGGGGGCGTCCGCGCTCCCAGGGGAGGGCCGCACGGGGCGATGGGTGCCGACGTTCAGCGGGGGGAAGGTGTGGCCGCGGGAGCCGCGGGCCGAGGAGATCAGGATCGAGGACATCGCCCACGGGTTATCCATGCTGTGCCGGTATACCGGGGCAACGCGATGGTTTTATTCGGTGGCGCAGCACTCGGTGTTGGTGGCGCGGGCCTGCCGACCGGAGAACAAGGGATGGGGGCTGCTGCACGACGCAGCCGAGGCCTACCTGGGCGACGTGAGCGCGCCGATCCGGGCGATGTTCAAGTATTGCGAATTCGATATGGCAGAACTTCGACTGCTGGAAGTGATCGGGGTTAAGTTCGGACTGGAGCCAGGCTGGAAGAATTTGCTACCTCAGGAGGTAGTCGAGGCGGACTTGAGGATCCGGATCAACGAGAAGCGCTTGCTGCTGAATGGGGCGCTGAGCTACATCGAGCCGCACGAGCTGGCGCTGGAGCGGCTGAAGATGGGGGAGATCGAGATGTGGAGTCCGGAGGTGGCGGAGGGGATGTTCATGAGTGAGTTCCGGAGGATATTCAAGGATTTTTAACCACGGATGGCACGGATGGGCACGGATAAGGGATTTTAACCACGGATGGCACGGATGGGTGCGGATGGGGAAAATGTTACAAATTTTGGCGAAACGGGGTTTGGCGTAACAAATGGACGGAGACCGGGTGAGTTGCCTGATGCTGATGGTGGGGCTGAACCGGGAGGAGTTCGCGGCGCTGCTGGGCGTGGAGCGGATGACGGTGTGGCGCTGGGAGCAGGGGCGGGCCAGGCCGCGGCGCGAGCAGGCCGAGCTGATGGAGCGGCTGTGGCGGGCGCTGCTGGAGCTGGCCGAGGGGGAGGCGGGGGAACTGGTGCTGGCGGCGCTGGAGCAGCGGGACCGGGCGGGGTGGTGGCGGGGGTGGATCGAAGGACAAAGGACAAAGGACGAAGGACAAATGGCCGGGATGGTTGGGAATGAGTGACCACGAAACACACATGACACGAAATAAATGGAAAGTAAACCGGGATTTGCGGGGGTTTTTGTCTAGTAAACGGGGACTTTACACGAGGTGGACGGGGCATGCGGACGATTTATGAACCTTCAGGCAAGGCGCGGGAGTACTCGCCGCTGGCGCTGAATATTTATTTGGGCTGCGACCACGGGTGCGTTTACTGCTACGCGCGGGACAATAAGCGGGGCGGGGCGGAGGGGCCGGTCAAGGCGCGGGCGGGGCTGGTGGCGGCGCTGGAGCTGGAACTGCAGAAGCGGGTGGTGACGCAGCAGGTGCTGCTGTGCTTCACGTGCGACCCGTACCCGATGGCGCCGGAGTATCACCTGACGCACGACGTGCTCAAGGTGCTGCTGGCGCACAAGGTGCCGACGGCGATCCTGACCAAGGGCGGGGCGCGGTGCCATGCGGACCTGGCCCTGTTCAAGCGCTATGGGGTGCAGGGCGTGCCGCTCAAGGTGGGGGCCAGCCTGACGCTGTTTGACGCGGAGGCGTCGGCGCGGCTGGAGCCGGGGGCGGCGCTGCCTGACGAGCGCCTGGCGACGCTGGAGATGCTGCACGAGGCGGGGGTGAGGACCTGGGTGAGCTTCGAGCCGGTCGTCGACCCGGAGCAGACGCTGGACCTGATGGCCGCCGCGACGCCGTGGGTGGATGAATACAAGATCGGCAAGCTCAACCACGATCCGGCGGCCGAGGCGGCGATCGACTGGGGGGCGTTCGGGAGGCGGGCGGTGCTGCTGGCCAGGAAGCTGGGCAAGCGGTTTTATGTGAAGGAGGATTTGCGCAAGGCGATGGGAGGCAGAAAGGAGGTGGACGACGTGGAGTTGACCGCGGCGGAGACGGACCAGGACGCGCTGACCTTAAGAAGCGCGGAGTGCGGAGTACGGAGCGCGGAAATGGGGAATGCGGAGTGCGGAGTGCGAAATGCGGAAACGGAAAAGGAGGGGCCAGGGGGGCAGCTATCGTTATTTTAACCGCGGATGACGCGGAGGGCGCGGATGGAAACCGTCTTTAAGGGACGGTAATCAACAAACAGCGGAGGAGAGAGATGGATCGAACAAAGATCGTAGTGTTGGACCGGGGATTCGTCTACGTCGGCCAGGTGGACCTGGACGAAAAATTCTGCACGATCAGCGGGGCCAAATGCATCCGGCGCTGGGGAACCACCAAGGGCCTGGGGGAACTGGCCCTGGAAGGACCGAAGCTGATGACAAAAATGGACCCGACCGGGACCGTGAAGGCGCCGATGCGCGCGGTGATCACGCTGATCGACACCGAGGCAGCCTTATGGAACAACTCGTAAGGCACCTGACAATCGACGGCGACGGCGACGGCGACGGCGACGGCGACGGCGACGTCGACGGCTACGGCGACGGCGACGGCGACGGCTACGGCTACGGCTACGGCGACGGCGACGGCGACGGCTACGGCGACGGCGACGGCTACGGCTACGGCGACGGCGACGGCGACGGCTACGGCGACGGCTACGGCTACGGCTACGGCGACGGCTACGGCTACGGCTACGGGGGACGTGGTTAATCTTACCTGGGCGCGGCGCCCGCCCTACGGGCAGGACGCCGCGCCCAGGGATTGACCACGGTCCGCTTGAGGACCAGGCAAAAGCAACCTGTTGAGGAGCAGCATGAGTGCCACGGCAACGCATGATCAAACCGGAATTTCTTTCGAGCGAGACGATGGGAAGACTTTCGTTCCCGGCACGGCTGGCCTACGTGGGCAGTTGGATGCTGGCGGACGACGAGGGCAAGTGCCGAGGGGCGCTTCCCTACCTGCAAGGGCAGATTTTTCCCTTTGAGGAAACACGGATCGATATGGCGAAGATCCGCGATCGGCTGGCTGAGGCGGAGCGCTGGTTTGTCTATCAAGTGGGTGGCATGTCATATATCTGGTTGCCCCGGTTCTGGGCGCACCAGACGATTAACCGGCCATATCGGAGCTCGATCCCCGATCCACCGCAAGAGGCAATCGTGGCGGCGTCGGAACGGGTGCAGGAGTGGCATGCGCGGTGGATAGCCTGGCGGAAGATGCAGGAGTGGGAAGTGCGCAAAGGCGAAGAAAGACGCGGAATACGCAATGCGGAATGCGTAGTGCGCAATGAGGCGGAAGGAGAGTCAGAAGAGTCGTGGAATGGTGAAAACAATGGGCTTGCCCATTCAGTGAATGATTCCGTGAGCCATTCACGCTCTAATACTAAATCTAAGACTAAATCTAAATCGGATAGCGCGCTGGCGCGCGGGAGGCCAAAACCAAAAAGAAATACCGGAATGCGGAATGCGGAATGCGGGGCGGAGGCGCCGGTGCAGGGGGACCTGCTGGAGGCGGCGGGGGAACTGACGGCGGCGGGAGCGACGACGTGGGACCTGGCGCTGGCGAAACTGCGGGGGACGATGGACCGGGAGTCCTTCGCGACCTGGCTGATGCCGCTGCGGTGCCTGAGGCTGGACGGCGCGCGGGGGGAAGTGGTGCTGGGTGTGCCGAGCGAGTTTTGCCGTCACTGGATCGAGCGCGATTATGGCACGGCGATCCGGGAGACGCTGAGTGAGATCACGGCGGCAGGAGCGGAGGGGCGGGCGTGGGAGGTGGAATACCGGATCGTGGGGGACTGAGGAGATTTAACCACGGATGGCACGGAAGGCGCGGATACAATTGGGAGTGAAACCACGAAAGACACGGAGCACACTGAAAATGGGACAGGATAGCGAATACCGGGTGGTGCGGACGAAGTGGGGAGTGGCGGTGTATGGAATCGTGCCGGCGGGGGAGGTTTGCGTGTTGCTGAAGCACTGGGAGGAGGCGAGGGGCTGGGATATGGTGGACTCGCGGATCGGGGAGAAGCTTGGGGCGACGATCGTGGTGGGGGAGCGGAAGGAGTTGGAGTGTTGGCGCGAGGATTTGGGAATTTAAACCACGAAAGACACGGATCTCACACAAAGGAGCTGACGATGGAGCGGGACGCGCGGGCTCCGGGCGAGGAAAAGGACAAAGGACAAAGGACAAAGGACAACAATGCCGAGGTGACGACCTACGTAGGGGCGCGAGTCAGCCTGGAGCTGCTGACGCGTTTCAAGGCGGCTGTGGGGCGGGTCAACCTGGAGCGGCAGGAGGAGGGGCGGCCGGCCTACCGCCAGGCGGACGCGCTGGAGGAGGCGCTGCGGCTGTGGCTGGGAGAGAAGGTGACCACGGAAGAGGGGCGGGGGGATTTGAACCACGGATGACGCGGAGGGCGCGGATTGGGAAAGGAAAGGACGGTGCGCAAATGAGTATCTTAACGACGTTCATTACCCGCGAGGGATTCATGGTGCTGGTGGAAATTCCACACATCTCCGTTCAACTTCAACACAACCCAGGAATCGCGCGCCTGGCCTCCGCCGGCGCCGGCGCGATTGTCGTTTGACCCCCCGACGCGCGCGCGTCCAACAAAATTCACCGTAAATAGAACCGCGGATGACGCGGAAGGCGCGGATTGGGAACGGATCATGGGGCGCTGGTGACTTGAGGGCACCGGCGTTTTTTTATTGTGTTGGAGCGGGCCAGTATAAATTTAGATTTTTATAAAAATCTAAGCGCTTCTCTTTTCGGGCGGATCCCCCCTTAATTAAATTTGAGTTGCTGGTTTGAAAATCGAGCGCCCGGCCGATGGTTGGAAGATACCGGGCCGGGCGCTTCTGTAGTGCTGAATGATGAGTGCTGAATGATGGGGAAAAGGACAAAGGACAAAGGACAAAGGACAAAGGAGCGGGCGGACAAGATGTCCGCGCTCCCAAAGAAGCGGCGGCGGGGGCCGACGCCGCCGGTTGTGATTGAAGCGCCGGAGGCTGTAGAGCTGGGGGCGCGACAGCTTTTGTTCGTCAAGGAATACCTGGTCGACCTGAACGCGACGCAGGCGGCGATCCGGGCGGGCTACAGCAAACGGACGGCCGGCGTGCAGGGTCCGCGGCTGTTAGGAAATGTTAGCGTCAGGAAGATGATCCAGGAGGGGCTGGAGCGGCAGGCCTTACAGGCGGACAAGGACGCCCAGGCGGTGATCAAGGAGCTGGAGCGGCTGGCGTTCGCGAACATGCTGGACTTCATTCAGGTGGGGGCGGACGGCAGTGCCAACCTGGACCTGTCGCGGCTGACGCGGGAGCAGGCGGCGGCGATCCAGGAGATCACGACGGACGAATACATGGACGGCACGGGCGAGGACGCGCGGCCGGTGCGGCGGACGAAAGTCAAGCTGGTTTCCAAGTCCCGGATGCTGGAGCTGCTGGGCAAACATCACGGACTGTTCGTGCAGAAGGTGGAGATGGTGGGGGCCAAGGCGGGGCCGCTGGCGGGCATGAGCGAGGAGCAGTTGCGCAGGATCGTGGAGGGCTGCGGGGAGTAGGAAAAGTGGAGAATGCGGAATGCGGAATACGCAAAGCGGAATGCGAAAGATCGGACGGGCGGCGCGGGCGTTGGGCCTGGCGCTGCTGTTTTTTTGCGGGTCTGCTGTGATGGTAGAGGCGAGTAATAGTCCGGGCGCGGAGCAACGGCGCGCGGTGTGGCTTGAGGCGCGGCGGGAGCTGGCGCGTCGCTGCCACCTGGATTTCATGAAATACACCTGGCGGACGCCGGCGAGCCCGTTGATCGAGGGGCGGCACACGCGGGAGGTGGCCGAGCGGCTGGACCGGGCCGAGGCGGACCTGGCGCGGAGCAAGAGCTCCTACTTGATCGTGACCTTGCCGCCGCGGCACGGCAAGAGCGACCTGGTATCGCGCTACTGGCCGCCGAAGGTGCTGGGCCGCAACCCAGACCTGGAGATCATCCTGACGACTTATGGCGCCGTGCTGAGCGAGGAAATGAGTCGCGACGCGCGTGGCGTTTTAAGCAGCGCGGAATTTCGGGAGTTGTTCCCGGACGTGCGCCTGGACCCGGAAAAGAGCGCGGTGGGGTTCTGGGCGATCGATGGGCGGCGCGGAAAACTGCGGGCGGCCGGCCTGGACGGCGGGATTACGGGCAAGGGCGCCGACGTGCTGATCGTGGACGACTACCAGAAGAATCGCAAGGAAGCGGAATCGCCAACGATCCGCCAGGGCAACTGGGATTCATTCACCAACGATTTAATGACGCGTCTTGCTCCGGCCCACATCGTGGTCATCCTGGCCACACGCTGGCATGTGAACGATCTGATTGGACGCATCCTGGAGATGATGAAAACCAACCCAGAATTCCCGCACTTTGAGGTCATGCATTTTCCGGCGCGGACTGAAACGACTAGGCCAGACGGGACGCGCCAAACGCGGTGGCTTTTTCCGGAGCGCTTCAGCGAGGAGTATTACCTGCGGACGTTCGCGACGCTGGGAGCGTATGCGGCCGCGGCGCTGATGCAGGGCGAGCCGACGCTGCGCGGCGGCAACATGCTAAAGGTGGAGAACATCCAGATCGTCGACGAGATGCCGGCGGGGCTGCTGTGGGTGCGGATGTGGGACCTGGCCTCGACGGAGAAAGAGCGTGACCTGGACGATCCGGACTGGACGGTGGGGGCGAAGATCGCGGCGAAGGTGGTGAACGGCGCCGAATGGCTGTTTATCGACGACATGCGCTGGTGCCAGGCCGAGGCGCTGACGCGCAACAAGCTGATCCGGGATACGGCGTTGGCGGACGGTCCGGGGGTGTGGCAGGCGATCGAGGATGTCGGCGGATATAAAGACTGCGTGACGACGATGAAGAACATTTTGAAGGGCAAGTCGATCGTGCACGAGGTGACCAATCGTCCGGACAAGGTGGTTTGCGCCGGCGAGGTGGAACCGATCTATTCCGAGGGCCATGTGGTCATGCGGCGCGGCTGGTGGAACCAGGAAGCAATCCAGGAGATGGCGGATTTCCCCAATGGGGTGCATGACGACAAGGTGGACGCGGTGACCAAGGGATGGCCGCTGGCGCTAGAGCGCTGGAATAAGGCCGGAAAGTTCGGGGCGCCGGCGATGCGGCGGGGAATGGTGTAGGGGGATTGTAGATTGGAGATTGTAGATTGCGGATTGAGGATTGAGTCGAAATGAGCGAATGGCTGGGGGCGACAGAGCGGTACCGGATCGAGAAGGCGGGGATGGCGCACCTGGTTTACCCGGAAGGGTCGGTGGTGCCGACGGGCGACTACCGGGCGCTGGTGGGCGTGGCGGCGCCGGCGGACGGGGCGATGGGATTCGCGGCGCTGTGCCTGTATGAGCCGAAGCGGGGGCGGGTCTACGTGGCCGAGGAGGAGGAATTCGACGTGGCGGCGCCGGTGGTGCGCGAGCGGCGGGTGGAGGCCTACCCGGCGCTGGCGCCGCTGATGAACCGCTGGCTGCACGACTATTACTGCGCGGCTTACTGGCTGGCCGAGCCTTATTACCGCCTGGAGCTGGAGGGGCTGGGTGCGTTGACGTTTTTGCCGGAGCTGTTGCCGGCGCGCTGGCCGAACGAAGCCGAGGGGCTGATGTTCCTGACGTGCCTGGGGGCGGCGGGCGACCTGGTGGCGCGGGCCGGCGGCCGGCTCGAACAGGCGATGACGCAACACGAGGCGGACGGGACGCTGGAGGCGCCGCTGAAGGCGATGCTGGCGGCGGGATGGGGGTTGCGGCTGCTGCGCGAGGAGGCGCGGGCGACGCGTGAAGGGGCGGCGGCCAGGGCGCAGGCGCTCCTGGCGGCGCAATACGGGCAGGGGAGAGGGGCGGCGGGGTGCTGGTAGGAGGAGAAGAAGGACAAAGGACAAAGGACGAAGGACAAAGGGAATTTCAGATTTCAGATTTCAAATTTCAGATTGACGGAGAAGAGGACAGAGGCGAAGGGAATTTCAGATTTCAGATTTTTGGGGGAAACGGGACGAAGGACGCAAAGCAGAATGAGTGTTTACAGCGGGACACCCACCGATACGCGAACCATGATGGTTCGACTTCTTGATAACTGGATTGCGCAACTCCAGCGAGTGGGATTCTTGCCTTCCGTGGCCGCGGACTGGGCGATGACCTGCCAGTTCAATCAGCCGATGTCGATCTATACAACGCCACCCTGGGTCAAGTGGAACTCACAGCCTTCCATGAAAATGTGGGATGAGCTGTTTCCTTCCGAGGACAAAGGATAAAGGACAAAAGGAATTTCAGATTTCAAATTTCAGATTTCAAATTGGGGATGAAGAGAACAAAGGGGCGATCGATGACGAGCACGAAAAATATAAGGAGCGGGACGTGGACGTGATGGAGGGCGAGGTCGATATCGGGCGCGCGGTGCTGGAGGAACTCCAGTGGGCGGAGACGCAGGCGGAGCTGGAGCGGCAGCGGCGGGCGGAGCTGGCGCGGCAGCTGGCCGAGCACGTGCGCACGGCCTTCCGCGAGGCGGCCACGCAGCGCACGACGACGGCGACGCCGGGCCAGCGCTCGCTGAAGGACCGGCTGCTGCTATGCCAGCGGCTCAACGAGGGGCGCTACGACGAGCAGAAGCTGGCCGAAATTCGCAAGGCGCGGCAAAGCGAGGCCTACGACAACATCGTGGCGCCCAAGAGCCAGGACCTGATCGGCTGGATGACGAAGGTGATGGGCGGCAAGCGGGAGCGGCCGTTCGCGCTGGAACCTTCGCCGATGCCGGACCTGCCGCCGATGGAAGCGCTGGGCAGCGCGGCGCTGGAGGAGGATTTCGACGCGATGGTGGCGGCGGCGCGCGAGGAGGCCGAAACGCGGGCCAAGCGGATGCAGCGCAAGATCGAGGACCAGTTCGACGAGGGGGGCTTTGACGACGCGCTGGCGGGGTTTCTCAACAACTATGCGGTCTATCCCTACGCGGTGCTGCGGGCGCCGGTGGTGCGGCCGTCCAAGCGCTACGTGTGGCGGCAATATCAGGGCGGCAAGCTGGTGCGGGATTTTCTGCTGGGGATCAAGAACGTCAATCCGTTCGATTTCTACAAGGAGCCCAACGCGGCCGACGTGCAGGACGGCTACACGCTGGAGCTGGCGGCGGACATCTCGCGGCGGGACCTGGAGGCGATGCGCGGGCAGCCGGGATGGAACGACGAGGAGATCGAGGCGGCGCTGGCCGAGCCGGCGCCGATCAGCGAGCGGTCCTACCTGGACGACGAGGCGGCGCGGGCCCAGGGCGAGGGGCGCGACCCGATGTTCAACGCGGGGATCACGCGCAACAGTTTCTGCGGGATCTGGATGCACGACGACATCGAGGGCCAGGTGCTGCAGAACTGGGGGGCGCAGTGGGCGGAGGAAGCGCAGGAGTGGTATCCGACGGTCGCGCTGCTGATCGGCCAGCACGTGGTTTACGCGATGGAAAACCCGGACCCGCTGGGGCTGAAGCCTTATTTCGCGGATTCGTTCCGGGCGGTGCCGGGGAGCTGGTGCGGGCGCGGGCTGCCGGAAATCCTGGAGGAGAAGCAGGACGCTTATAACGCCTGCGAGCGGGCGCTGCGGATGAACGTGGCCTTCGCGGCGCGGGCGACGCCGGTGGTCGACCTGAGCGTCGTGGAGCCGGGATTCAACGCGGAGACGGACATCCAGCCAGGCCTGCCCATATTGCACCGCAGCAACCGGATCACCAATCCCAGCGCCACGCAAAAGCCGGTGGACTGGCTGATCACGCCGGCGCAGGTGGCGACGTTCCAGAACGCGAAGGAGGCGATCGCGCGGGAGGCGGACAACATCACGCTGATCCCGCGCTTCGTCCATGGCGCGGGCGAGGGACTGACCGGCGGGGCGGCGACCAAGGGCGGGCTGCTGGCGCTGATGGAGGCCGCGGCCGACGGGGTGCGCTACGCCCTGGCCAGCGTGGACCGCAAAGTGCTGCGGCCGCTGGTGGAGAGTTTCAACCGCTTCAACATCCGCTACCTGCCGGACGAGATTTACGCGGCGCTGAAGGGCGACTTCCGGGCGGTGGCGCGCGGAGTGATGAGCCTGCTGATCCAGGAGAGCGCCGACCAGCGCCTGGCGGAGCTGACGCAGCAGGCGGCGGCGACGCCGGCGATCCTGCAGCGGATCGGGATGGACGGCCTGGGCAAGATGCTGCGCCAGGTGTACGAGCGCAACAATCTCCCGGACATCCTGCCGTCGGAGACGACGATGGAGCAGATCGCGGCGGGGCAAGAGGCGATGGGGAATGCGGAATTCGGAATGCGGAATGCGGAATTGGGGATGGGGAATGGGGGACCGGGTGAAGCCGGGACAACGAACGGGAGACCGGCTGAAGCTGGGAACGGGGAGATAAATGCTGCGTGAAGTGGAAGACGAGCAGGTGCGCGCGGCGCTGGCGCGGATCGCGCGGACGGAGGACGGCAGGATACTGACCAGGCTGCTGCGGGAGACGGCCGAGGCGAACGCCTGGCTGGTGGTGGACAGCGACGCGGAGCGCCCGATCGAAAAGGGAGCGGCGCGCCAGCTCAAGGCGCTGGGGGAGCTGCTGAGCGAGCTGGCGAAGCCGAGGGGATAAAGGAATTTCAGATTTCAGATTTCAAATTTCAGATTCGAGGGCAAGGGACAAAGGACGAAGGATAAAACACGGGGCGCGAGCGGACGCGACCTGAGCGAGTTTAGCCCGAACACCCAGGGAAACCGGGATCGGGCGCGATCACAACAGGCGAATACCCGGAGACGGGATCGCGGAAGAAGGACAGCATGGGCGGCGTATTCGAGAAACAGGACTGGATGGACCCGGGTCTGGTGGCCGACGTGGAGAAGCTGAAGAAAATGCAGCTTGAAGCACTCGGGGCCGACACGGAGACCACGCAGACCACGCAAAGCGCGGCGGGCACCGAGGCGGCGGCATCCGAAAAGGAAGAGCCGAAGCCCGAGGCCCAGGCAGGCGCGGCGGGCACAGAGGGGACGGCATCCGAGAAGGAAGAGCCAAAGCCCGAACAAGACAACGAGACCCAGAAGACGGAAACCGAGGCCGGCGAGGACCCGAACAGCGAGACCTGGAAGCACAAGTACGACGTGCTGAAGGGGATGCACCAGGCGAAGGAGCGGCAGATCCAGACCGAAGCCGAGCGCAAGGTGGCGGAGCTGGAGCGGAGCATCCACGAGCGGCTGGAGAAGCGGCTGCGCGAGCTGGAAGCGAAACTGCCCGGCGGGAGCGGCGCGGCGGAGAAGACGGTGGAGACACCGATCCCGAGCGACGCGGAGCTGGAGCGGATGCTGACCGAGCAGGTGGGGCCGGACCTGGCCAAGATCTTCATGACCTCGAACGCGCGGACCAAGGCGCAACTGGAGGCCGTAAAGGCGGACCTGAGCGAGCAGCTTAAGCCGCTGAGTCAGACCGTGGCCGATCGCGCGCAGCGCGAATACGACCAGGCGGTCTTCAGCCGGGCGCCGCAGGCTCTGGACATTGCCGGCAGCGAGGAGTTTCAGCGCTGGATGGGCAAGGCCGGGATGAACGTGTTCTGGGCGCAGTATGACAACAAAGAAGTCGACGAGGCGGGCGTGCCGCTCGTCGTGCAGCATTTCAAGAACTTTGCGAATACAAAAATTCAACCAACCCAGGCCGCGCCTGGGGCGGATCAGGCATCCGACAAAGCCGCCGCGGCGGCGGCCGCCGAAGAGACGCGCAAACGGGAGTTGGCGGCGCAGGCGGCGCCGCGCTCGCGCGCGGGAACGACGACGGTGACGCAGCCGCGCATCTTCACGGATAAAGAAATCCAGGCGATCCGCATCGGCATCCAGGGACACAAGTACACGGATGCGGAAGCGGAGAAGCTGGAAAAGGAAATCCGTCTGGCGGCGATCGAAGGGCGGGTGAAGAACGCCTAGGGGCGCGGTGACCTGGAGACAAGGATACCGCAATGGCTTTACCGACCAACGCAAACGTGCCGGACCTGACCGGTTATAACTGGCTGCCGTACCTGGCCAGTGAATACCAGACAGTGCTGCGGCGCGGCACGATCCTGGACCGGGTAACCAACACCGATCCGGACAAGAGCAAGTTCGTCGCCAACAAGGGCGACACGATGCGCATCCCGATCATGCCGCAGGTGCGCTCGACGCGCGCCGAGGTGGGATACCAGAACGCCTGGGCCGATCCGCAGCCCGATTACATCGACGTGGTGATCGACCGGCTGCGCTACTGGGATCTGAAGACGTACGACGCGCAGGAGATCATCTCGCAGATCCGCAATTACGGCCAGACCTGGGCGACGAACGCCGCCATCAACGCCACGGAAGACATCGAAGAGGAGATCTTCGGGGAGCTGGCGGCGCTGGTGCTGGCGGCCAACCAGGGGCTGACCGCCGGGGCCAAGACGGGCGGCGTGAACATGGGGACGCTGGCGGCGCCGCGGACGATCGCCTCGGCCGAAGGCACGACCTACGTGCTGGACGCCATCCTGGAGGGCGGGGTGGTGCTGGGCGAGCAGAACGTGGACAGCAACGAGCGCAACGTGGTGTTCCCGGACCTGGTGGGCGCGCGCCTGATGAGCGCGCTGCGCAAGGCCAACGAGATGGGCGACGCGACGAGCGTGTTGCGGGCCAAGAGCCTGGGCAAGATCAACAACATGGAGTTCTTCGCCAGCAACCGGTTGCCGACGTGCGCGGCGGTGGCCAGCAAGCCGGTGTTGCCGGTGCTGTTCATCCAGAAGAGCGCGATCGCGTTCCACGTGCAGGCCGGGCCGATCGAGAAGATCCGGCTGGAGAGCTCGCCGGCGTGGGGCTACCGCTCCGAGATCCTGTACGGCTACAAGCTTGTGCAGCCCAAGGCGCTGGCGCTGGCGTACTACACGATCGCCTGAGGCCAGTAGGCCAAGGACAAAGGACGAAGGACAAAGGACAAAGCGCGCCAGAAGGGGCGGCGAAGGACAAAACAGGGCGGCGGCGGGACAGGCCCGGGCCGCCCAAAACAACCAAGCAATGAAGGAGGAGGCAAATTATGAAAATGCGGAACCTGGCGATCGCGCTGACGCTGTGGGCCATGCTGGCCGCGGGCGCGTTCGCCTCGAATTACGACATGCGCCTGGGCGGGCTGACCAGCCGCATGCCGGCGCGGATCGGGGTGGTGAGCCGGAGCCTGGACATGAGCCAGATTCCGGTGGGCGTCTCCAGCACGACCCAGCTGCTGACGATCCCGGCCGGAGCCACGGTGCTGGACGTGCAACTGAAGGTGGACGTGGCGCCGACGACGGCCACCACGTTCGACGTGGGGGACTCGGCCGACGCCGACGGCTACCTGGACGGGGTAAGCAACGCCACGGCGGCCACGGTGTTCAACTCGTTTCACGCGTGCAGCTTGCGGGCGGTCAAAACGCTGATCTTCGGCGACATCGCCGTGGCGGCCAGCCAGTCGGCCGCGGCGTGGGGCACGGACACCGAAACCGACGTGGGCGGCGTCGTGAAGGGCTACGTCGTGCCCCTGGCCGGCTACGTCAAGGCGATCACGGCCTACACGGATGACGCCTGCACGTCGGGGACGCTGGACGCCGACGCGACGATCAACGGCACGGTCACCGGTTTGCAGGCCAACCTGGATTCGGTGACCAACACGACCAAGGACACGACCAGCCAGGGCTTCGGCCTGGACCCGGTGGCCGCCGGCGACATCATCGGGGTCAAGGTGACGACGAGTTCCACCTGGGCGCCGACCAGCGGCAATGGCGTGGTGGTGGCGGTGGACGTGGTGCAGGACGACTTGACAACCACGGCCTACGCCTACGGCAAGTATTACTCGGCGGCCAATTACATCGTGCTCAAGGCGGTGGGGGCCTGCACGACGGGCAAGCTGACGGTCTCGGCCGTATACCTCAATCCGTAAGCGGGCGAGAGCGGCAAAGACAGGGCAGAAACAGGAAAGACAGGGCAGAAGCAGGAGCAGCATGACCGAAATGGGGGCGCCGGAGCCGCCCCCGATTTTTAGAAGCGAAGGAGAAAGCACGATGAAACGGTTTTACAAAATCACCCTGGGCGCGTGTGCGCTGGCGGCCATCGCGTTCCTGGCGATCGAGGCCCTGGGGGCGGTGGCGATTCCCTGGCAGTAATACGGCCGCTATAACCACGCCTGGTTCCAGCACCGGGTCAAGGTGGATCAAACGCTGTCCGTGGCCGACAACTTTGACACGTCGGGGACGGCGACGGTGCGCGGGGCCTCGTCGCTGCAAGCGGTGACGGCGACGACGGTGGCGGGGACGGCGCTCAGCGGCACGACGGGCAGTTTCGCCGGAAACATCCACCAAAGCGCCGGCCACAGCGATTTGAAGGGCACCACGGTCACGGGGGCTTTGACGGTGACCGGGGGCGCGTCGCTGCAAGCGGTAACGGCGACGACGGTGGCGGGGACGGCGATCAGCGGCACGACCGGGAATTTTTCCGGGGCGCTGGATACCAAGGGAAATATGTATGTCACCGGGAACCAGTTGACCACGGGGACGCTGGGAGTGACGGGGGTGGCGTCGCTGAACGGCGGGGCGAAGGTCGGGACCAGCGGGACAACGCGGACGGGACTGATCAGCGGCAGCGTGAGTTTCCCCAACGGGTCGACCACGGCCAGCCTAGCCATTGCCGGGCTCACGGCGAGTTACAAGTTGATCATGGCGCCGATGTCGGCCTACTCGGGGAGCGTGTATTACAAGTATGCGGTGCCGGGGACGGCGGCGGCCGTGGCGGCATTCTCGGGCGATCCGGGGACGACGGTGACGATGGGGTATGAGGCCTGGACGCAATAGACGTGGAGAGGGGGAGACACGGAGAGGACAGGGATCAATCGGGCAACTCAACAACTATTGAATAATTTGAAAACCCAAGAGAAGGAGACGGGATCATGTCGAAGGCGATACGCAGGACGGCGGACGGGGTGCTGAGCCCCTACAACGCATTCGCGGCCACGCAGCCGGGATACGAGGTGGTGGAGCTGGAGGAGGTGATCGCGGCGCAGGCCAAGGGGGCCGCGGAGAAGGGCGAGAAGGACGCGGCGGAGGGCGAGGAAGCCGCGGAGGGCGAGAAGGAGGAGGAAACCAGCGAGAGCGGGAGCGAGGACGCGCCGGCGGCGAAGAGCCATAAGAAGAAGAAATAAAAGGGGATATTAACCGCGGATGGCGCGGAGGGCACGGATGCGGAAATGGCCTGGACGCCGGCGCAGGTGGCGCTACTGAACGGGTTCGCGGAGTTTGGGACGGTGGCGGGGCATTTGGTGCTGGGGGACTGACCACGGAATGATGGCGATGACGATGACGATGACGATGAAAGAAAACCGAGATGTGTGAATTGCTGATCAAGGCTCAATCTGCCACTCATTCTGATTTAACCAAATCGGAGCGTGGTTGTTATAAGATTGGCGACATCGTCGATGTTCGTGAAGACGGATTCAAATGGGGTAAATCCGAATGTCCACCTAAGTTTTATATCGTTAAATTAACAAACGTTTCCGTTAAAGACGCACAAAAATATATTGTTGCCGATTATGATACGACCGATCCTGAGCATCCGGTTTTGCTTCATCGACGTTTATATCAAATACCGATTGTCGATATCCCAGCGCAAATTAAATCAACATTACAAGCGACTGGATCAGTGTCAGTAACATGGACACAGATAAAGACATATGTAGTCAACAAGACAACGGGCATTGGTGAAAAATAAATGGCGACGATCACCAAAACCATCAAGCCGAGCGGCGGGGATTACACCTCGCTATCCAATTGGGAAGCGGGCGAGCAGGCGGACTTGGTCGCGGCGGGGAACATCGCCGTGGCCGAGTGCTACGCGATGGAGGACACGACGGCGGTATTGATTGATGGCTGGAACACGGACGCAACCCACTATATTCGCATCACGGTGCCGAGCGCCGAGCGGCACGACGGCAAGCGCAATACGAGCAAATACCGGCTGAAGATTGGCGCGCATTTTCTGAACGGTTCGGTTGATGTGGCCGAAAACTACACCCGCTTCGAGGGGTTGCAGATTCGCAATTCGAGCGCCTATACGCTCTCTGCGCTCAACGTCGGGGCTGATTACTGTAACGTAAGCGACTGTATTTTTTACGACTGCGCCACCAACGGGTTCCGCTTCCCCTGGAACACGGTTTATCTTGAAAACTGTCTGGCGCTGACTTGCGCGGAAGCCGGATTTTTGGGCTACGCCTACGGCTCGGCCACCATGTATTTGAGCAATTGCGTAGCCCTCAACTGTGCCAACGGGTTTTACACGCCAACCTCGCGCACGATCTACTGCCGCAACTGCTACGCGGGGGCGTGCAGCACGGCGGGCTACGGCGGGGCGGGGACCAAAACCCTGACCACCAGCCACGCCTCCGACACCAGCGGCAACACACAGACATCGTGCTCCACGTCGGCGGGGACCTATTTTACCAACGTTACGGCGGGCAGCGAAGATATCCATATCGGCGCATTGTCAGCGCTCATAGACGCGGGCACGGACCTCAGCGCGGATACCTACTGGCACCATCCCGGCGGCGCGGTGGACATTGACGGGAAGGCGCGAGGCGCGAGCTGGGACGTGGGGGCGGAAGAGTACGTGGCGGCGGGGCCGGCCGGGACGATCCTGCGACAAATGATGCAATACGTTTAGGAGCGAAAGATGGCAAGCCTGCTCGATATCATCAAAAAGGGCTCGACCGATCGTGGCGTGACGATTCGCATCATCGACTCGACCGACGGCACGCCGGAGACGGGCGTGGTTTACACCACGTCGGGAATTGCGATGTGGTATCGGCGGCAGGGCGGGGCGCTGGTGGCGATCACCGAGGCGACGCTGGCGGCGGTGGACTCGGCGCACTCGGACGGGGGCATCATCCATATTTCGGACGGCGAGTATCGGCTCGACCTTCCGGACGCGGCATTTGCGACAGGCGCGAATTACGTCGATGTGGGCGGCACGGTGACGGGCATGGTGGTGATCGGCGGGCGGGTGCGCCTGGTGGATGTGGACCTGGAAGACACCGTGCGGGCAGGACTGACGGCGCTGCCCAACGCGACGCCGGCGGGCAATGGCGGGCTGGGGACGGTCGACGCGGATAACAAGATCGCGGGGATTGTCGCGGCGGGGATCACGCCGATTGTGACAGCGGCCTGGGCGACGGGGGCGGGGGCGATCAGTTGGACGCATACGGTGACGGACGCGGCCACGGGGCTACCGCTGGCCGATGTCGAGGTGTGGGTGAGCACGGACAGCGCGGGGTCAAACGTGGTGGCGGGGCCGCTGCGCACGAGCGCGGCCGGGGTGGTGACGTTCCGATTGGATGCGGGGGCCTACTATTTCTGGCATCAGAAGAGCGGGTGGAATTTTACGGACCCGGACGCGGAGACGGTGAGCTGAGGAATTGTAGATTGTAGATTGTAGATTGCGGATTAAGAAATTTGACCACGGATAGCACGGAAGGCACGGATGATTATGGGCGGGACATTCACGGGCACAGCGGTGGGGACTCCGGCCGGCGTCGAGCTGAGCGGGCTGCTGGACGAGGCGGCGGTGCAGTTGCCGGAGTGCCCGGACGGGCATATCACGGCCAAGCTGCGGGCGGGGTGCCGGATGTTTTTCGAGGACTCCTGGGCGTGGAACGAAAAGCTGGCGGCGATCGCGCTGGTGGCGGGCCAGACCCAATATACGATCCCCAACCCCTACAACTACACCGTGGACACGCTGGCGGTCGAGAGCGTCAAGCGCGTCAGCGCCGCGGGGATCGTGTTGAGCACGATCGACGCGAGCCTGTACACGGTGGGGGACGACAACACGCTGGAGTTTATCGCGGCGCCGCTGGCGACGGGGGCGACGACAACGGACACGCTGACGATCCAGGCGATCCGCTGGCCGCGCGAGACATGCACGTCGATACCGGAAAAGCTGTTCAACCGCTGGCGGGGGGCGATCGCGGCCTGGGCGATCTGGCAAATCAAGCTGGAGAAAGGCCAGCCCTGGAGCGATCGGGAAGGGGCCGGGGCGTGGTTGGAGACTTATCAGCGCGGCGTCGAGCAGGCGATTGGGGACGCGATCAAGGGGCGCAAGGCGGCGTGCCGGATGCCGGAGCCGCCGTGCATGTGAAGCAATGGAGAATGGAGAATGGAGAATGGAGAAGGACGAAGAAGAATTTCAGATTTCAGATTTCAGATTCCAGGAAAAGATCAGTAGGGGCGACAAAGGACGAAGGCAATGACACTGCCGTATCAACAGGCCAGCGCGAGTTTTTTGGGGCTGATCGATGAAGTGACCGGAGTGCCGGCGGGCAACGTTGCGCGGCTGCAGCAGTCGTTTCCGCTTAGCCACAGCCAGGCGGTGGTGGTGACGGCGATCTGGGTCAAGTCGGCGCTGGCGGGGACGGGGCCGACGCGGGTGGTGGCCGCGGACGCGGCTTATAACGGGGCGGCGACGGCGACGATCAAGGCGACGCTGGCGGCGGCGGACCTGCGCACGGCGCCGGTGGCGGGCTCGATCGAGCTGGACGCGGGGGCCAGCCTGTACGTCTATTTCGAGCTGGCCGGCCAGCACGGCAACGTGGAGCTGGCGGTGGAGTACCGCCCGGTCTGGACACAGGACGAAGTGGCGGCCGGGACGCTGCTGGCCGCGGTGGTGATCGACCGGGCGCGCTACCTGCTGGGCGACGAAGCCAAGACGGCGGCGAGCGACGCGCGGATGCTGGAGTGGCTGGCCGAGGGGCAGCAGCGGGTGCTGACGCGGCGGCCGGCGCTGCGCTGGGACGCGACGGGCACGGCGCGGGCGGCCATCCCGGATACCGTGGCGCTGGGCTCGACGCTGGTGCTGGGTTACCCGTGGGTGGACTGGCTGGTGCGCTGGGTCATGTGCTGGTGGCGGATCGCGCTGGACCCGGACAAAGCCAACCGGGAAGCGGCGCGGCAGGATTACGAGCAGTTGCTGGCGGAGCTGGGATAGCAAAGGACAAAGGACGAAGGACGAAGGACAAAGGACGAAGAAGAATTTCAAATTTCAAATTTCAGATTTCAGATTTGAGGACTAGGGACGAAGGACAAAGGACAAATGAAACGGATCGTGATGGCGTTGATCGTATGGATGGCCGCGGCGGGGGCGGGGGCGGTGGAGTGGCCGCAGATCCCGGCGCGCTCGATTGTGCTGGGGGAGCGGGGCAGCAGCGCGGTGACGACGATGACCAAGGCCTGGGCGGACGCGCGGCCGGCGGTGGCGGGGACGGCGGGAGTCGGCAACTTCGCGGTGCAGGGGGCGACGAGCACGACGCTGGCCTGGACGGCGCCGCAAACGCTGACGGTAGGCCACGCGACGACGGCGACGGCAACGACGGGAGCGGCGGCCACGGCGACGACGGCGACGGTGGCGCTGGACGCGCAAGCGCACATCGCTACGACTACCAACGTTCACGGCTTGACCTTCACTGGGGAAGGCGCAGGCGGCGGACTGGACGCCGACACGCTGGACGGACAGCAGGGGACCTATTACGCGACCTCAGCGACGGCGGCGGCGCACATCGCCAACACCAGCAACCCGCATAGCGTCACTCGGGCGCAGGTGGGGGCGGGCGCGTCCGATAGCCCCGGTTTCGCGGGAGTCTCAAGTACGGGTTCATTCTTCCTGCCCGACACGACCACAACCAGCACGGGCGTTCTTTATAAGAACAGCCTCGCCTTTCTCCATAACTACCCTGGCGGGACGCGGCGCAACACCTATCTGGGTTACTATGCGGGCAATCTCACCGGAACGCCGCGCACCAATGAGGGCAACACCGGGATCGGATACAAGGCGCTCAACGACCTCACGAACGGATCGACCAACGTGGCAGTCGGCCAGTATGCCCTTACCCATTGCACGACGGGGATCAACAACATCGCCGTGGGGGATGACGCGCTGCATACCAACACTTCTGGTTACAGCAACAATGCCATTGGCGTTGCCGCATTGTATTATAACACGATTGGCACGGAAAATGCCGCATTCGGGGCTTACGCTTTGCGGATGAACATCGATGGGGATTGCAACTATGCGGTGGGGCCGCACAGTCTTCAATACAACACGACGGGAGATTTCAATCTTGGGATTGGTTATGGTTCCGGGTACTGGAACTCGACTGGCTCCCTCAACACTCAGGTGGGCTGCTACGCGCTTTACTACAATCTGACGGGCGGCAACACGGCGCTGGGCTATCAGGCCGGCCGCGGCGACAATGCGACCGTCAATCGTCGGTCCTACCTCGACACCTACTCGATGTTTTTGGGCTATCAGGCGTCGCGGGCCTCCGGCGTCACGACCTCGACCGTCCTTACCAACGCAATCAGCATCGGAAAAGATGCCCAGGTGGGGGCAAGCAATACCATGGCGCTGGGCGGGACCGGGGCCGACGCGATAAGCGTCGTCATCGGCGGCACGACGGCGACGCAGAAATTGGACGTGATCGGGGACATCCGGGCCACGGGCGGACTCTACACGGGCGGCAGCGCGGGAGTGGCGGGAACGCAGCGGATTGACAACATGGGCCAACTGACCGGGACCACCACCACACTGACCGGGGCGCTGAAGTTGACGCCGCGGGCGGACGTGCCGAGTTCGCCGACGGCGGGGATGATCTGGATGGGGACGGACGGGCATTTTTACGGGCATGGCGGCGGGGTGACGCGCCAGCTGGATAATTAACGGAGACGGGAGTACTGCGGATGGAGCAGGTCGTTATGGAGATTATCAGGGTTGCCGGGTTGCCGGGCGCCATCCTGGCCGCGTGCCTGTGGTATTTCATCACCACGGACAAGGCGCGCAAACTGGCGGACCTGGAGCGCGACCGGGCGCGGGTGGCGGCGGACCTGGAGCGCGAGAAGCGGACGGACTCGCGGCTGGACGAGCTGGAGAGCTACATCCGGGAGCGGCTGGACGGGATGCTGGAGCGGGCGACGCAGGCGATCCAGCAACAGGCCGACGCCAGCAACGCGTGCGCGCACGCCAACCGCAACATGCTGCAACTGCTGCAAGGGGGGCGGCTGGGGGCGATCCTGCCGGAGGCCGGAAGGGAGGAAGGGCGCAAGTTGCGGGCGGGGGAGGCGTGAGGAAAATTGTAGATTGTAGATTGTAGATTGCGGAGTGAGGAGTGCGGAGATACGGAATTTCAGATTTCAAATTTCAGATTTCAGATTTGTTGGGGGGAGAACGGGAGCGGGACAATGCGTAAAGGGAATTTCAGATTTCAGATTTCAGATTTCAGATTCGGTCTGGCGCTGGCGGCGGTGGTGCTGTTGGCGGGGTGCGCGACGCCACGGCTGGAGTCGATGACGATGACCTGGGCGCCGGGGACGAGTCTGCCGGCGACGCTGGCGCGGACGACGGAAGAGGGCTACCAGTTATACTTCGGCGCGCGGCACCAGGCGACGGCCGGACCGGGGGCGCTGGCCAGCCAGGACGTGGACAAGAGTTCGACGGCGGCGACGATATTGGGGCTGGCCGGCATTGCGGCGGGGGCTTACACGTCCGGGCCGATCGGCGCGGTGGCCGGCGGAGTGGGCGGGGCGGCGGTGGGGCATTACCTGGACGGGGGCAACGCACCGACCACGAGCACGGCGGCGCTGCTGGCCAAGACCTCGCTGGCGGGGCCGGGGGCGGCGGGGCCACTGTCATCCGCGGGGGGGAGCCAAGCGACTGTGGTGACGCCGGGCGGCGCCCTGGGCGGGGTTTTGGGCAGCGGCGCGATATCGCCGTCCGTGGCCACGTTTTTGAAGGATTATATCAAGAGGAATCCGAGCGCCTGCAAACTGGTGCCGCTGCTGGGGCAGGACGGGGTTGATCAACTCATTGACCAGGTGACGGGCCGGGATGGGGCGGACTTGTCGGCGATTATCGGAGAGCTCTTGGCGCGGCGGACGGGGGTGAACAAGCCATGATACAGACCGAGACTGTAACCCGGACCATCGAAACCGATGACGCCAAGCAGGACGCGGCCTTGACCCTGATGCGGCGCGTCCTGGCTGAGGTAAGGGCGCTGCGGGAGCAGGTCGGGCATCTGGAGCACCTGGTGCGGGAAGGCCGGGAAGAACACACGGGCGAGGGCGACGGGTGCCACGGATCGGGATCTTGACCACGGATGGGCGCGGAGGGGCGCGGAAAAGGAGGACAGTATGGACAGACCGGAGGGATGTCGGTTTGACGAGGCGACGTGGGAGCGCTACTGCGCGACGGCGACGCGGGGGCGGCTGTTTCTCTCGGACTCGGGGGGCCAATACGGCCGGATGAACGAGGAGTATCAGCGGCGGCTGCGCAACCGGCCGGCGCCGGCGCCGCACATGAGCCACATCGGGGTGATCCTGGGTGAGCGGGGGATTGCCGAGGTGCGCAGCGACATCGGGCCGTGCGTCGATGGCAGCCTGGATCGCTACACTGTGGGGGCGCAGAAGCTGATGATCGTGGAGCCGCAACCGGTGCTGACGACGCCGCAGGTGGACCGGGGTATTTCGCGGATGCTGGCCTTTGTGGCGCGCAAAAAGGAGAAAGGCACGCTGGGTTACGACTGGACCTCGCTCTGGTCCAAGGGCCGATTGTGCGAACCCGGCCACGATATCTGTTCGGAGTTTGCGGCGAAGTATCTCTATATCGCCTGGGGAGACGAGTTGTTTCAGCAGGCCACCGGGATCGATCCGCTGGACGAGGAGCTGGTGCTGCCGGACGATTTCTTTGGGTTTTGCACGGTCATGTTCGAGGGGTGAGGGGGAGAGGGAGAGGGGATTTTAACCACGGATGGCGCGGAAGGCGCGGATGGAAAGGGTCAAAGGAATGAAGATCAATTCGGAGTTCGTGCGGGCGATGCTGCCGGCGGCGGTGGAGGCGATCGGGCGCCAGCATGGGTTTCTGGTGGAGTGGGCGATCGCCAAGGCGGGGCAGGAGTGCGGCTGGAACGTGAACAACTGCCTGGTGACGCGCGCCAACAACTGCCTGGGGATCAAGGCCGGGGTGTTCTTCGAGGAGAGCGGCAAGTGGGCGACGTTCGACGTGCCGCTGATCTGGATCGGGGACTCGACGGCGGACGGGCGCGACGATGGGCGGGTGCCGTGGCGGAGGTTCGATTCGCTGGCGCAATGTTTCGGAGAGTTCGTGCGCATGATCAACGACCGCGAGCCGTATCATCCGCTGCGCGACAAGACGGCGGGGCTGTATGAGGAGTTGCTGGCCAAGGTTAACGGCGCCCTGGGGCAGCTACGAGCAGAGACCGTGGCGGCGTTCGAGAATGTTTACACCGACAACCTCAAGGGACACGCCGAGGCGATCCTGGGGGGCATCCATGAGGTCAAACGGCTGCTGGAGGCGGAACATATCTGCGACGAAAAGGGGCGGCTGGGGGCGGGTGAAAGCGAGAAGTTCTGGATGCAGCGGACGGGCCTGAAGGGAAGGAACACGGAGGGTATTTAAGGAGAATTTGACCACGGATGGCGCGGAAGGACGCGGATAAGGAAAGGAATTTCAGATTTCAGATTTCAAATTTCAGATGGGCGGACAAGATGTCCGCGCTCTCAGAAGGGGAATTTGACCACGGATGGCGCGGGAGGGCGCGGATAGGTCCGGACCGGGCCACGAAAAACACGAAAGACACGAAAAAATGAAGATCGGCTGGGGACCAGGACTTAGGGGGATGACGGCGGCGATCGCGGAGGAGGCGATCGCGCACGGGGGGGCGAAGTGGGCCCAGAACGTGGCGCTGGCCAGCGGCGTGGCGCGGCCGATCGCGCTGGTGGCGCCGACGGCGCCGCCGGGCAAGCTGTGGAACGATTCGGGGATGGTGGGGGAGATCGCGGCGGCGGAGCTGGCGACGCTGACGCCGCCGGGGGCGCCGACGGCGGCCAAGGTGTGGAAGGCGCTGCCGCTGGGGGCGGGAGCGGAGACGGGCTGGATCGAAATCGCGGCGGTTTACTGGCTGAGCTATCTCGGCGCCGAAACCGCCGGGCAAGTCGGCCACGTCCAGACGAGCGTGACTCTGACGCTGGGCAGCGTGATCCGGACGCGGACGGGGTTTCAGATCCAGGCGACCCTGAATGACACCACCGCATCGTTGGACGCGGCAGTGGAGTATGAGCTGCACGGCCCGCGCTTTTATTATCACCTCATCGCCCCCGGCACGGGAATTGTCGACGGAGGGCCGGCCGCCGAACATTATTTCCCGCCCGACGGCGGCGAAATATCGGCCGATCCGTACGTCATCCCGTTCTCCGTGCCGCTGGTGCATGGCGGCAGGACCTACGGCGAGCTGAGCCTGCGCGACGTGGCCGGGCCGCTGTGGGACGCCAGCTACACGCCGGCGGCCAACACGATCGTGGACCTGGAGGGCGGCCAGGTCCTGTTTACGTTCGATTGCAATTACCAGGGCGTGGACGCGCGGACGCGGCTATGGAGGTTCGTGCAGGCGCTGGTGGACGCCGACGCCAACGGCAACCGGGAATTTCCGCCGAGCGAGATTCTAACGGTGACGGTGGATCCGGGCGAGGCGCTGACGCTGACCTTGCCGGGCAACGCGCCGGCGGGGACGGGGGCGCACCGGCATCTATACGAGGGCGGCGCCAGCGGCGACCGCTGGCTGCTGCGGGCGGACGACATCGCGGGCAACGCCCCCACCTGGGCCGACGACGGCCTGCCGGCGCAGGAAGTGGAGCTGCCGCCTTATGGCAATTTCGGGGACAGCGGCGAGGCGGCGGTGGAGACGTTCCGCAAGTGGTCGGTGATCTATCACGACTTCGGAGTGGCGCTGGTCAACGTGGGGGCCAAGGCGGTGGTGTGCTTCTCGGATTACAAGCGGCTGCACGCCTGGCCGGAGGAGTGGATGGTCAAGAGCTTCAGCGCGGCCGGGGTGGGGCTGGACTGGTGCGCGGGGGGCGTGCTGGCGTGGATCGGGACGGAATTGTGGCTGTTCGCGGGGCACAACCCGGCGCAGATGAGCCGCCAGCGCCTGAGCTCGACATATCCGCTCCTGAGCGACAAGGGCAAGGGGCGGATCGGGGGAACGGTCTACTGGGTGACGAGCGACGGGCTGGCGGCCAGCAGCGGCGGGCCGCCCGAGCTGGTGACGCGGGACATCTACACCGCGGCGCAGTGGGCGGCGATGACGCCGGCGAGCATGACGCTGATGACGAGCAACGACACGCTGCTGATCGCCGGGGGAACGGTCAATATCCACGTGGAGCGGACGGGGCGCGGGCTGGAGTTTTCGGAATATACGGCGCTGACGGGGGTGCAGCCAAGTTGGTGGTCGGGGACGGTGCTTCTGGACGAGCCGGCGGTGATGGACTGGGCGCGGGTGACGGCCGACGCCAACGTGGAGTTGTCTGTTTACGCCGACGGAGCGGCGCCGCCGGCGGCCTTGCAGAACCAGCCGGCGGGGATCGTGGCGCTGGCGGGGCTGGGACCGGCGCGGTCCTGGGCGGTCAAGGCGAAGCTGCTGGCGACGGATGCGACCAAGGCGCTGCGGCGGATCGAGCTGGTGGCGCGCAGCGTGATCGAGGCGGGGGCGACGACGGTGGTGACGCCGGGGATGGTGGAAGGGATCTTCGGCGACGTGTGGCTGCATTGGAAGGGGGCGCCGGCGCAGATCGCGGCGGTGCTGGTGACGCTGGGAGGCAACGCCGCGGCCGCCTGCCGGGTAAGGCTGGCCGACCGCTACGGCAACGAGCTGACGGCGGCGGGCGGGGAGGAATACGACACGGTGCGCGCGCTGTCGAGCGAGACGGGGCTGGTGGCGCTGTATTCCAAGACGCTGGACGCGGCGGACCTGGCGCGGGTGCAGGTGCTCAACGAGAGCGACGACGGGGCTTATAACGGCGTGGTGGAGTCGGTGACGGTCATCACGCGGCGGACGCGCAACGTGGGCGAAGAGGACCTGGTGATCCAGGGGGCGCGGACGGGGGCGGATATCGCCGGGATCCCGGAGTGGATGTATACGACGTACGTGTTCGGGCGGCGGCACTACGTGGTCGGGGTGACGGTCCAGGCGAACAATTACGAGGAGCTGGCCTGCAACCTGTCGCTGGACGGGGGCGAGGCGGTGCAGCCGCTGGGGACGCTAGGGCGGCTCTACGCGCCGCTGGAGGCGCCGGCGCAAGCCAACCAGGTGGAACTGGACTTCGGGGGCGAGCTGGACAATGAAGTGCTGGCGTACGCGGCGCGGGTGGCGCGGGTGCGGGTGCACGCGCAGGAGCCGGAGACGATCGGGCCGGGCGGGGCGCGGATCAGGAGCGACTTCCGGGACCGGCTGTTCAAGTTCGACGAGCCGCGGGCGATCGCGGCGGTGGGGATCGGGGTGCACGGCGGCGCCTGGACGGGTTCGCTCGAGCTGACGCGCGACCTGGACGCGGCCGGCACCACGTGGAACTATGCGCTGGAGGCGGACGGGGCGGCGCCCAGCCCGAGCCGGCGGCTGATCCCGGCGCCGCGGGCGAGCCAGGTCGAGGGGAGCCTGTGGCTGGCGGACCTTGAAGTGACGGGCGGGCTGCCGTTCCTGCTGGAGCTGCTGCCGCGGCGGGAGGTGGATTGCAGCGGACTGAGGCAGTTGCGGGTGGGCGGCCGGCAGGGCGCGGCAGCGCGCAACGTGGTGGAGCGTTACAATTTCGGGCGACCGGTCAAGGCGGCAAGCTTCAAGGTGGAGAGCGCGGCGACCACGGCGGCGCCGCTGACGCTTGAGCTGTGGCCCGACGGATCCCTGGGGGCGCCCGTAACGCTGACGATCACCAGCGGGCGCGAGCTGCTGGCGCCGGCGGAGCTGGGGACCTTCCGGACGCTGGATTACCTGGTGGTGGACGCGAGCGGGGACCTGGCCAGCTACAACACGCTGACGCTGTGGCTGGAGGAGGCCGAGCCGCTGGGCGGCGGGGGCTACCACCAGAGCGATCCCGAGCACACGCGCGGGCTGCTGCTGACGCTGGAGGAGCCGGGGACGCTGAGCGCCATGCGGGTGGAGTGGGACGCGGCGAGCTGGCCGACGGCGGCGATGGTGCTGAGCGTCAAGTGCGACGGGACGTTGCTGGACTTCGGCGCGGGGGCGGGCCAGCAGAACCAGGCGGTGACGGACGGCGGGCTGATATTGCTGCCGGCGGCCAGCGGGACGCAATGGTGGATCGACCTGGACCCGGACGCGGGCGGGGCGAATCACGGGCCGGTGAAAATCAAGGCGCTGCACGTATGGGGGCGGCTGGGGCGCATGGCGGCGGGGCCGGCGTCGACGCTGGACGCCTTGCCGGCCGACGTGCCGGAGTGGCTGAAGCGCGAGGCCTATTACAACACGGACGCCGAGGTGGTCAGTGCGCTGGTGCGGTGCACGGGAGCGGCGCCGGTATTGTGGCTGACCAAGAACGGCGGGGCGCGGACGAGCCGCGGAGCGATGGCCGACGACGTGGAGCTGGCGCTGAGCGGGCTGGAGGCGACGCACAAGCTGGCGGCCGACTTCGCCGGGGGCGACATGGCGGTGGCCAAGCTGAGCTTTTTCACGCGCGAGGAGCGGGAGATCGGCGTGGCCGGGCTGGCGCTGCCGGGAATGCAGATGACGCGGGGCTGGCTGGGCCATAAGGCGCGGTTCCGGGAGCCGGGCAGCTTCGACGTGGGCCAGGTGGCCGCCTCAAGCTACGACGGGCTGACGCTGACCGTAGGCGGGCAGACGTGGGCCGTGGCCAGCGCGGCGGAATTCGCGCTGACCTGGGGCGACGATGAGTGGCTGGGCGAAGCGCAGGAATGGGAGTGGTCGGTGGCGCGACCGGCCGGGGCGGAGATTTACGGAATCAAGATCGTGGGCCGGGTGGAGTGGCCGCTGAAAACCGGGGTGTGGACGGTGCGCCAGGCGGAAGAGCCGCTGGCCTGGATCTGCCGGCGGCTGGTGGCAACGCAACCGGCGCGGCCGGCGGCGGCGCGGGTGCTGGCGACGGCCTACCCGGTGAGCCTGAGGCTGCGGGGCGACGCAGAGCTTTACGATGCGGTATCGATCCCCAGCCAGAGGGCGGTGTGGCTGCCGCGCATGGCGGGGGCGCGGCGCTGGATGATGGATGTGACGGCGCCGGCGGGGGCGCGGATCATCGAGGCGACGGTGGGGACGGGGATGGACGGGATGTGATGAGGAATTGGAGATTGGAGATTGTAGATTGCGAATTGTAGATTGCGGATTGCGGATTGGGAGGAATTGCGGAATTGACCACGAAAGACACGAAGCACACGAAAGAGTGAGAGGTGAGGGCGATGGTTTATAGTCCGATGTATGCCGGGGAGATGGGGGCGCTGCGGCGGCGGCGGACGATGGACGCGGCGGCCGAGGATGCTTATGGCGAGAACCTCCAGGCGCGGCCGGCTGAGGATTCGGGGCTGGCGCCGGGCTACGGGGCCGAAGGCGCCTATTATGAAAACAAGCTGGAGCGCTCGCTGAGCCCGGGCGGGCTGGGCGTGCGGCGCAACACGGCGCGGGTGACGAGCTCGCGGCTGCTGGAGCCGGCGCGGGATATCTGGGGCGGGGCGGGGACGGGGACGGGAGAAGGACAAAGGACGAAGGACAAAGGACAAATTGAAGGACAAATAGCAGGAGCGGACGGGGGCGTCCGCGCTCCCAGGGGGGCGCTGAACGTGGCGCGGGGGACGGGCGCGGGGACGGTGGATAAAGCGGCGGCGGCGGCGGACAAGGCGCGGGGAACGGCGTTTAAGGCGGGAGTCCAGGACATCACCTCGTATTGGGACGATCAGGAGCGGCGGGCCAAGGATGAGATCGGCGACGTTGTGAGCGCCAACCGGACGCTGCGCGGGGGGATGCTGCGCCAGGGTTATACGCCGGCGAGCACAGACGCGGCGCTCAACACGGGCGACACGAGCGGGCTGGAGCTGGCGCCGGCCAAGGTCAAGCCGGCCGATCCGGATTTGGAGCTGAAGCGGCGCAAGATGTGGGAAGGACTGAGCAATAACCGGGCGCCGCGGCGGACGGATAAGAAATACGTCGATGCCGGGATCAAGGGAGACGAGCTATTCAGCCAGGACCAGGCGGCGCATGATGCGCGGTGGCTGGACTATCAGGCCAAGCATCCGCTGCCCGAGCCGGGGGCGACGGCGGGGACGGCGGGGGCGGCAGGTGGTGCGCAAGGTGGTGCGGGTGGTGCGGGGATTCAGGCCCGACTCGATCAAACCGCCAGGCAATTTGGACAAGTTAACGTGAACGGTCCGGCACTGAACCAGGTGCGCGCCGACCAGCAGGCGGCGGTCAACCCGGAAGGCTGGACGCCGCCCTCGACGGCGGAGGCGGCGGGCAAGGTGGCCGTGCCGAGCGGACCGGGGGCTTACGAGCAGTCCGCGGCGGCGTTCGGCGCGCTGCCGATGCGCGAGAAGTTGGCGCGGGTTTCGGCCATGCGGCCGCCGGCGCTGGAGACGGCGCGGGCAATGGGGATCAGCCCCAGCCTGGCGCCGCCGCGGTTGTCGCCGGCACGGCGAGCGCTGGAGCCACCGGGTTCGAACGAATCCTCGCTCCTGGCGTCGAATGCAGGCGATGTCATCCGCGATTGGGAACAGCCCAATTATTTAAACCCGGCAAAGCGGGAGATTTTCGGGGACGAAGTTTACAGGGTTCTTGATTCAATCCCGGCCAGCAGCGTGAGCAATCCAATCCAGAGACTCAAACCGCTTCCGGAAGTCCCCTATGAAACGCCGACGGAACGGGCGGCGGGAGCCTTAGCCCCCGCCAGAAAACACGCTTATAACTGGGTCGATACGCTTCCCGAACCGATCAAGCCGCCCCAGCAGTGGGAGGGCTATCCCGAAATGGATGAGGACCAGGAGATGGCGCACTGGGCCGAGAGCAACATGGACTCGGCGGACCCGGACAAACGGCAGCGGGCGCTGGAGGCACTGCGGATGCTGGGTTATACCTTCAGCGGATAAGAAGCATGGGAAGCATGGGAAGAATCTGAAAGGGGACCGGCAAGCATGGCAATGGCACCGACCGACGAACTGGCGCGGGTGGACAACTGGCTGGCGCGCAAACGCGCGGCGCGGCCGGAGACTCCAGGCCCGGTGACCGCGACGGCGGGCGGCGCGGGAAATGAGGGAAATGATGAGTTGGCGCGGGTGGACGACTGGCTGGCGCGCAAACGCGCGGGTCGGGCGGCGCCGGCCCAAACTGCGAACACCGGACCGTCTGAAGCCGGGATAACGAACTTAAGACCGGCTGAAGCCGGGACAACGAACCCGGAGCGGACGGGGGCGTCCGCGCTCCCAGGGTTGCCGGCGGGGTGGAGTTTGAGCCGGGCGCGGGGCGTTCCTGCCGCTCCGGCGCCGGCGCCGCGGCCGCAGGCGGATTTTCCGCAGGGAGGCGAGGCCTCGCAGACGCTGGAGGCGGCGCGGATGCGGGCGCAGGGGAGTTATCCGCGGCAGGGATTCAACCAGCCGGATCATAACCGGCTGCCGGCGGGGGAAGCGGCGGCGGGGATCGGGAGCAAGACGATCGCCGGGGCGGCCAGGGTGCTGGCCTGGCCGGAGAAGGCGGGTGGGGCGCTGACGCGAGTGCTGCGGAATACGCCGGTGGCGCGTGACGTGATGATGGGGTTTCCGACGTTGCGGGATGCGGCGCTGCGGCAGGCGGCGGGCGACGCGCGACAAAGCGGGGCGGCCGGCGCGGAGAACCTGCCCGAATCAAGGGGGCCGGTGACGCGGTTCGTGGACCGGACGCAGGCGATGGCGGACGCGCAGACGCGGGGGATGAGCACGGGCCAGGAGATCGGGGCCGGAGTGGGACAAGCGGTGGGCGAGATCCTGCCGGTGCTGCCGGTGTATGGCGCGGCGGGCAAGGTGGTGGAAGCGATTCCGGGGATGGCGAGGATGGCCGCGGCGGCCGCGGCGGTGCGCAACCCGGTGGCGCGGGTGGCGGCCAAGGGAGCATTGTCGGCGGCCAAGGGGGCGCTGTCGTTCGGGGCGGCGGAAGTGGCGCTAAACCCGGACCGGCCGGCCGAAGCGGGGCTGGCGGGGATGAAAACGGGGGCGGTGCTGGGGCCGTGGGGCGAAGTGGCGGGAAAACTGGTCAAGCCGCTGGCGGCGCGGCCGGCGTTGCAGAAGATTGCGCGGGTGGGAGCCGGGGCGGCGTTCGGGGCGGGGATGGCGGCGGCGGAGAAGCCGGCGGACGTGAGCTGGCGGCAGTGGGCGCCGGAGATCGGCAAGAGCGCGGGGACGTTCGCGGCGCTGGACCTGCTGCATCCGACGGACGCGGCGACCAAGCGCAAATGGACCGAAGCGCGCGGGGCGGAGCTGGAGCGGGCGGGGATCAGGACGACGCCGGAGGAACTGGACGCGGTGCACCAGGCCACGGTGGACGCGGCGGAGCCCAAATGGGAAGAGGAAAAGTTTGACTCGCCGTGGGCCGCGAATGAATGGCGCAACAGCGAAAGGCATGCGGCGGAGGGGATCGACCCGGCCAGCGTGCGGATGAACGTGGGCAAGGGCGGCCAGACGACGCTGCGCTACACGCGCCTGGGGAACCAACCCGAAGACGTGTGGAACCGGTTCGTGGAGCAGAAGATCCAGGGGCAGGTCAACCGAGAGCAGAACCAGCGCTTTAACGCCGCGGAGGATAAACTGGAGTGGGATCCCGCGGGCGCGCGGTGGGTGCGGCGGGTGAAGGACAAAGGACAAAGGACGGGAGAAGGACAAAGCGCGCCGGCCGGCGCGGCAAAGGACGAAGGACAAGTTGAAGACCAGGCGTATCAAGGCCATCGCATGTGGGCGGACTGGACGCTGGAGCCGGGCAGAGAAGGGCAACTGCGGCAAGACTGGGGCCGCGGGGTCAGTCCGGGCGAGCCGGGCGAGCCGGTGCGGCGGGTGCTGGTGCAGGACGGCAGCGTGGTGCGCGAGGCGACGGCGGAGGAGGCGGAGAATTTCGAGCGGGAGCTGAGGGGGGAAGGAGAAGGACAAAGGACGGGGGAAGGACAAAGGACAAAGGACGAAGGACAAATGGGGGGACCGGCTGAAGCCGGGACAACGAACGTTGGAAATCTTCCACGAGGAGGTGATGCCAATGAAGGGCAAGGGCAAGAAGGGGGGCTGCTGAAAGGGCAGCCCGTGCAAACCGCGCCGGTAGTGGCGCCCGAGCGAAGCAAGGAACAACCTGCCCCGTTGCTCGCACCGACGGGGCAGGTCTCGGCGGAGGCGTCCGCGGTACCGGTACCGGGGAAAGAGGAGCGGACGGGGGCGTCCGCGCTCCCAGGAGTGGCGGAGACGCGGGCGGCGGGACGGAGCGAACGTGAAGCCCTGGCGGCGGAAGCGCGGGCCAGGATGGAAGCGGCGGCGGCGAAGCAGGCGGGGACGGGGGCGTCCGCGCTCCCAGGAGGGGCGGCCGCGCTCCCAGGAAAGGGCTTGACAGGGGCGGGGGCGGGGGCTAGAACGGCAGAGGAGCGGACGGGGGCGTCCGCGCTCCCAGGAAAAGAAACGCTCCCAGGAAAAGAAACGCCCCCAGGGGAGGAAACCCATGGTGGACCTTTATCTGCAGAACGGAATCCGCCTGAGTCTGAAACGCGAGAAGGACGAGAACGGGCGCTTGCTCGTCTTACAGAATCCGTTCGTGCTCGGGCTGCTGGAGGAGGGGGCGGACTTCATCCCGATCGGGACCGGATCGTATACGACAATACCGGCGCCCGAGCACTTGCGGGGGGCTGGAAAGTTGCCAACCGACTAGCCGAAATCTTCGGGTTCCGGCTGCATCCGGTGCGCGCCGAGGGCAAACTGGACAACTTCAACGGCGCCGTCGACCCGGAAAATCACAAAACATTATTTTACAACACCAACACGGAGGCGCACAAGACACCGGTGGCCTTCGTCATCGGGCACGAGCTGGGCCACGCCATCGAGCTGGAGCTGGGCGCGGGCAGTCCGGTCGTGCGCGCCTACCGCGAGGCGCACGAGGCGGCGTTCGTCAACGCCGAGAATTACGTGCGCAGCTACGCGAAGAGCGTGGGCTTGAATTACGACGCGATGCCGCGGGGCGAGAAGGAAGCTTATAAAAAGAAAGCCATCGAAGAGCACCGGCAGGACCTGACGGGAGAGAACCTGGTCAAGCCGGAGTTCTGGGAGCGCCTGGCCAAGGTTGACCCGGGCGTGTTCCGGCGCACGGCGCGGGCGTTCATCCGGCTGCTGGACAAGATCAAGGAGATGCTGGGGATCGGGATGGATTACCAGGCCGAGCGCTGGCTGCAGCCGGCCAAGCTGGAGGCGCTGCGGGACAAGCTGGCGGGGATGCTGGGCGAGTATCAGCGGGCCAGCGGGCGGCTGGAGGATTTCAAGCAGCGGCGGCAGGGACGCCAGATGCACACGGTGCTCTCCTTCGCGGACATGAACAAGAGCACGGTGGCGACGCGGATCATGGACGCCGGCGGGCTGAGCGAAAACGCCGCGTTCGAGCTGAAGCACCTGGGGGCGTTCGAGGGCATGCAGCCGTGGCAGGTCAAGCGCCTGGCGCCGGAGGGAGGCGGGCCGGTGGACCTGGACGCGGTGGGCGAGCTGCTGCCGGCGTATCAGGAGCTCGGAGGGATATTCCGGGAGGTGGACAGTTACGGGCGGCCGGGCAAGCAGGACGTGCTGGACTGGCTGGCGGACAACATGCAGACGCGTTACTCGACGGGCAAACATTACCGGGCGGCGGAGAAGGCGGAGCTGAGCCGCGAGGAGGAGCAATACAACGCCGAACACGAGCGGGAATGGGCGGGGCTGAGTCAGGAGGAAAGGGAGGCGGCGGAGAAAAGCGCGGAGGGCGGAGTGCGGAGCGCGGAGGGAGAGGAAACGAAGGAAGAGTCGGATTTGCCGTTCATGGAGCGGAGAGGGAAGGGAGAAGAAGAAGAGCGGACGGGGGCGTCCGCGCTCCCAGGAGAGGACCTGGGGACGATCATGAAAGGGCGGCAGGGGGAATTAGAAGGACAAAGGACAAAGGACGAAGAACAAAGGGTGCGGGGGCAGGGGGAGCTGTTTCCGGGGGGAATGTTCGAGCAGGCGGCGGGGAGCACGCCGAGCGCGGAGGCGAAGGTCGGGAAGAAGACGGGGGACCGCAAAGGGCAGATTGCGTTTCAGGAGCGGCGGGGAGAAGCGGCGGCCAAGGCATTTACGCCGGATTACGATCCCGATAAAACAGGCGAGGTCATCCGGGCGTTGATTGAAAACAGGCCGGTGGCAACGGCGGATGCCTATAAAAACCCACTGACGCGGCGGATGTTCGACAAGAAATATCGCGAGGCGCGCGTGCCGGCCTCCCGCGAGGCATTTGAGACTCTGGACAAAATTCCTGGCCGACTGTTTGCCGACTACATCCAACTCCAGGCCAAACACCCCGAAGAGTTTGCCACGGCACAAGAGGCACAGCGCCATGTGGAATGGGTCATGGAAGCACCCACCGATCACCAGCCGGCCAGCAAGGACGGGGCGGTCATCTTCATGCGGCGCAACGGCGGAGACAAGGTGTCGATCGTCGAGTTTGAGAATCAAAAAGGCAAAGCGGTAAAAGACCGCGTCATCAGCGCCTATACGATGGATGCGGGACAATGGGAGTTTAAATTGCGGGGAGAGGAGAACGATCGGGGCGGGGTTTCCGAGCCCGGTCCTGCGAGTAAACCCGGCCAAGGCCAGGAACTCTCTCAGGGTGGTGGCGCGCCTTTCGACGCGCTTCGTCCCGATCCCAAAGCCAGTATTCCACCGGGAAGCCCGGAGGTCAAGAGTGAAGAGAGTTTGGGGACGTTTGAGGCGGGCAATCCGGACATCCGGATGCAGGAGCGGCGGAGTTATGGGGAGCTGGAGCGGGAGCGGCGGCAAATGAAGGAGACGGTCACGGCGGCGATCAAGGCGCCGGAGATCAAGGAGGTTGCCGAACAACTGAGCTGGGCGGACCAATATAAGGGCAAGGTGCGGGAGCGGAAGGCCAAGCTGGAGCAGACGCGGCGGGCGGTGGAGCGGCAGTCGCAGGCGCCGTACGGGCAGGACACGTCCGGCTGGAAGGTGCGACCGAAGAAGCAGGCGGACGGGGGAGTCAAGTGGGAGGTGCAGGACAAGGGCGGACAACTGATGGCCGGCCCTTTCACGACCGAGCGCGAGGCCGAGGCGGCGCGGGACAAGGCGCGCGGGGTGGTCACGGTGGCGCAAGGGGCGGCCGAGCTGAGGCGGCGGATCGAGAAGAGCTCGGTCAAGGCAGAGCAGGAGCGCGCGCTGGCGACGGCGAACATGACGATTGAGAAACTGATGGACGGGCCGCTGGAGGCGGCGAAGCGTCCGCAAACGATGAGCAAGGCGATGCAGGTGCTGATGAGGGTTTCGGGCGACGTGCGGGAAGAAGAGGTCCTGGCCGAAACGCGGCCGACCGAGGATGTGTTTCGCGCCGGGCTCAAGCAACTGGAGGAGAGTTACGGGACAGACACGCCGCGCCACAAAGAGGCGCTGCAAACCTACCGCAATCAGATCGAACAGGCCGATCAGTTGGCCGCCGCGATGCAGGCGGACGGCCAGGCGACGGAGGCGGCCTACGAAACGGCGCTCAGGGGTTTGTTCCCGAACGCGCCCAAGCGGATCGCCGGGTTGAAGCGGGCCAACGGCGGCAGCGCCAAAGAGGCCGTGAACAAGGTGCGCGAGGTTTTCGACAAGGAAATGACCCGGATCACGGCCAAGGACACGACGCGGCTGATGGCGCGGGTCAACGCCAAGGATTTATATAACGACGCCCAGACGCCGGGGCACAATTACCGGCAGCAGTGGGAAATGTTGACGGGCCAGGATGAAGCATTCCGCGAACTGCGGCGGAAATACAGCGAGGCGCTGGCGGCGCTGCGCAAAACAGAGGCGGAAATCAAGGCCGGCACGGGAGGCCGGACGGCTCCGACCGAGGAGCGGGCGCTGGTGGCGCATTTGCGGGGATCGATCGACCGGGCCGTCGAGCAATTCAACCGCGAAACCGGGCTGCACCTGACCTCGGCGACCTACAAAAGCATGGGCGCGATGCAGCGCCTGGGAGAACGCATCACCAAAGCCGAGGGTTACCTGGACAAAATCCGGAAGCACGGGGCCTTGCCGGCGGAGATCGAGAAGCAGCGCGAGAAAATCGCGAACCTGAAGGAGGATATCGAATTTGAGGCGAAGGCGATGGACTGGCGCCAGGCGGAGGAAGTCAACCGGGCGCTGCGGCAGATCAAGGCCGACAGCGAACGGATTCAGGAACGGGAAAAGCGGGAGCGCAAGAATTACCGTGACCTGATGGCCCAGGAGGGCGAGGAGATCGCCGAAGGAAAGGACATGCTTTCGGAATTCGTGACGGGCGCGGCGAAGGGCGCGGCTCCGGCGCGCGCGGGCGGAGTTGTTGGAGCGCTCAAGCATTGGTACGGGCCGATGATGGACTCGCTGGAGCCGCTGACGCTGCGGCTGGTGGGCGGTAACAAGGGCGCGTTTCTGTATCAGATGTTCGAGAAGCTGCGCGACGGGGTGCCGGGCGCGATCTCCGGCGGGCAGCGGGGCAAACTGGATGACCTGGCCGCGGCCAAGCGCCAGTTTAATGAGGCGATGGACCGGGAGGGCGGCGAAGCGGAGTTGATGCGCTGGCTCAGCGAGCATCAGGAATACCAGGTGGGCAACGGACGGTTCCGGCTGACCATCGGGCAATTGCAGGATCTTTATTTGCTCCACGGAGATCCCGAGGCGATGGCGGGGCTGATCATGGCCGGCTGGAAAGCCGAAGCGCAACGCGGCCTGAGCCTGGCGGGGCGCGACGTGGCGCAAGTGATGGACGAGCAGGGAAATCTATCGCCGGAGAAGATGCTGGAGGCCATCGAGGAGTTGATCGCCAAGTTGAGCCCCGGACAAAAACGCATGGCCGACCTGATGCAGAAAATACACAGCGACTATGCCGGGACTAAAGGCAACGCGGCCGGCAACCGGATGCGCGGTTTCGAGCCGTTCCTCAATAAGCTGCACTGGCCGATTATGCGCGATCGCAGCGCCAGCCCGTTCCGTAAAGTGACGACGGAAGACATGGGAAAAGCCAATTCCGGACAGCCGGTTTCGCTGCTGAATCCGGCCTGGCAGACGCGGCGGGTGGTCAACCGCAACCCCATCGTGCTGCGCAACGCCTATGAGACATTTATCGAGCAGATGGAGGACCTGACGACATTCGTCCACGTGGCCGAGCCGTACACGGACATGATCAACGTGCTGATCAATCCCAAGGTGGCGACCGAGATCAAGACGCGCCATGGCACGCAGGCCTATGAAATGGTGCTGGAGAAGGTGGCGCGGGCGGCGGGAATCGAAGAGGATTCGCCGAGCAAGGTCTGGGATCCCATCACGGGAATCACCAAGAAGGCCAGTCGCGGATTCGCGGTGATGCAACTTGGATTCAAGGCCACCAGCGCCCTGAAAAACTGGTATGGCAGCGCGATGCTGATGGGCGCCGAGCTGGCCAAGGAACACCCGGAGCTGGGCGGCCAGTTCTGGAATACGTTCAAATTATTAACGCCGTCATTCGCCGCGAAAATCGGGGGGAAGGAATTCGCCTTCAGCGCCAAAGACAAGGCGGCGCTGGACAGAATCATGCAAAGCGGATTCTTTTACGACCGTTGGGTCAGCGATCCGCTGCGCGTCTACGGCAACATCAAGGGCGAGACCAGCCAGGCCATGAGCGCGTGGAAGCTGAAAAAAACGCAATTGGCCAATGCCAGCGCGATGGGCATGGTCAAGGGCGAGCAGTCCACCGTCATCTCGCTTTACAAGTTACTGGTGCAGAACGGCTACACCCCGGAGCGGGCGGTGCGGACGGCCGAGCTGCTGACGCGCCGTTCGAACAACGCCTCAACCGAGATGGAAGACAGCACGCTCAACACCAAGGTCCGCAACACCGGGGCCTCGCTGCTGTTCCCGTTCATGAGCCAGACCTATACGGCGCGCTCGATGTTGATGCGCGACATGTTGCAATACCAGCATCTCAAGCGGACGGGCCAGAGCGTCCAGCCGGCGGTGGTCAACATGGGGCGGACGATGGGGGCCTGGGTGGCGTCGGGGCTGGCGGATGCGGCGATGTATTACACGTTAACCCTGGCCAGCAGCGGGCTGATTGGACGCGACAAGGACGAGAAGGAGAAGCAGATGCTGGCCGATCGGCGGCTCGAGCTGCTGGTCGACGTCGGAACCAACGTCCTTTCCACGATCGCGCCGGGGTCGGGAATAGTGACGGAGCCGGGAATCAAAACGTTGAAAGAGGTATTGACGGCCGAGCCGGGAAAGCGGGCGGCGGCGGCTTATAAAGCCTCCAGAAACATGATGGACCTGGTCGGGGGCATGCCGCCCGGCCAAATAGTGCGAGCGGCGGACGATCTTCGCACTCAGGGCTACGGGATGTACCGGGATGGGTATGAACACTGGCGCCTGCAAAAGATGCTGGTGGACGCCTCGCGACTGGGGGGAACGGCCGCGGCCCTACCCACGGGAGGCATCGAACAGGCAGTAAAGGCGGGTTACGGGGCGGCGACGGGAAAGGAGTGGGGCTGGAAGGAGAAGAAGTGAGAAGGACAAAGGACAAATTACAAAGGTCAAAGGAATACGTGCCGGGTGTCCAATAGAGCGGGCCAGACACGGACTAACACGGACTAAACGGGAAAGAACGGCATGAGCAAGATCATTCGAGTGGCGGCGCGGCCGGGGGGGATGGGGACGGCGGACCCGGAAGCGGTGGCCGATCCGGCGACGCGGGACTGTTTGCGCGGGATCATCGCGGCGCTGGGCCAGCTCGGGGGAGCGGCGCCGGCGGCGACGGACCAGGGGCGGCAAGACCTGGTGCTGGAGGTGCTGACGCGGCGGGTGGACCAGCAGGGGAGGCGGGTCAAGTTTTACGCGCGCCAGATCCGGATTGAGAACGGGGCGAGCGGGGTGGAGATCTCAGCGAGCGAGGAATACGCGGTGGCGGGGATCGAGGTGGGCGCGGACGTGGAAACCAGCGTCATCAACAACGTCGCCGTAACCGACCTGGGCCTGACGCTGGTTTATCCCTACCTGGTGGTGCAACCGTAATGGCGCTGCTGATCGGCACCGACAACGCGACCGCCCCCGGCGTGGCCAGCCTGCCGGTTTTTGAATCGTGGACCTATTACCGCCGCGCCTACCACGAATGCGACGATGCCGGCTGCCTCAAGCGCTATCCGGGGCTGGCCGCCATGGCCGAGCACAAGGGCTGCCGGGGCGTGGGGCTGCGGGCGAGCAGGTTGTCGGCGTTGAGTTTCTGCCAGGCCAATATCGAGAGCCACAACACGCTGACTGAAAAGATACGGCTGGCCCAGTCGCTGATCGAGTTTTACGCGCTGATGGTGGCGGGCATCGGGCGCACCGGCATCCCGCCCACCAGCGGCACGGACGAAACTTATAAAGACTACCTGATCAACCGCACGACGCAGCCCTGGAAAGAGTTCGGGCCGTGGGATGTTGACAGCTACAGCGCCGAATACCTGGACCTGGCTTACACGATCGGCGGCATCGATTCAGATCCCACGTGTTTCCGGGACAACCATGGCCGGCCCTTCACCTGGTCCGGCTGGGGCGTGCTGGAGTTTTGCAACCTGGCCGGCGTGAGCAACTCCAAACTGGGCCACACGGCGCGCCTTTACACGTCTTACTACGATCCTGACGAGACCGAATCCGGCATATTCCGGCTGTATAGTGTCGCCGCTAATATCCCCACCGGCGGGCGATTGTGGGAGAAACTCGATCCGGACGCGCCGATCCAGGTGCGGCTGCGGGCCTGGACTGCGCCCGGGCGCGAGCCGTGGATCGCCGTCGAGGATGCCTATCCCGCCTATGCCGTGCCGACCGTCTGGGGGCCGGGCGCCTGGCCCGTGGCGCCCGAGGACATGGTGGCGACGACGCTCTTCACGGGCCAGGCGATGATCCCGCAGTACGGCGGAACGACGATCATCGGCCTGGGCGGGACCGCCTATTATTCCAGCGTCGCGCTGATCGAAATTTACGACGGCACCGACTGGGTGCCCTATGTCGATCCCGATCATCCGATTGAAGAGTTGCTGCGCAATGAGCTGAATGTCGACACGGGACTTTATGAGGCAACCCTGCATCTGGAGTTAATGGATCTGAGCGCCGCCCAAGATCTGCGCGCGACGATCCTGCTGCAGTACGTCAACCCCGTGGAAATCCCCGCCGAAACCTGGGCCTACGCAGTCAGCCGTGACCGCTGCGACCACGCCCGACCCGATTACAGCGACAGCGTTGGGGTCAAACAGGAGGGCGAGATCGCGCGCTGGCACTGTGACCAGCACCAGGACATCACGGAGGCCATCGCCACCTATACCGCCATCGCCGCGGCGCTGGGTTCCTCGCATCCCAGTTACGCCACCTACGTCGCGCTGATCGCCTTGTATAACAGCTTTCTGACCCACTTCGCCACACGCCTGGGGGTGTGCTGGAATCAGGACTGCCCCTTTTTCCAGGTGGCGAAGGTCCCGATCGGAACCAACTTTACCGCGGCCATGACGCAACTGATCCAGGACCGGCCGTTCCGGCGCGACGAATCGCGCCTCCAGACCGACCTGGGGGCAGTCTCCACCTGGGCCGTGATCCGGGTGGGCACGCCTTCGGTGGACTCGCTGGCCGGCACCGATCGCAAAACGGCCGGCATTAATTTTGACCGGCGCGACTGGCTTTTCGGATCCCAGCCGACGCTGGGAAAACTGGTCATGGCCGGCGCGCTGGGCGAATATGTGAGCGTCAGCAACGGGCTGGAATTTTTGGAGGGCACGCACATCAACGAAGCCGGGCCGGCCGCGGGCCTGCGCACGACCGTCGCGCCGCGGACCGATTTCGCCGAGGAGACGGCCGACGACGACAACGATCCCAACTGCGCCTTTCGCAACTCGATGACGTGCGGCCAGAGCAGCCTGGACCGCCATTCGGGCGCGCCGCTGGGGAAATTGTTTGTCCAGAATGAATACCCGCTGACCTGGCTCCAGTGGCCGATGCTGGTGAACACGCCGGGCCTGGTGCAACGCCGCGAGGTGGGGACGGCCGAGGTTGGCTACTGGACGCCCGACTTGAGGCACCAGGAATCAGAGGACGGCGAAACGGCGTATCATCTTAAATTAACCATCGGGACCGACGTGCGACCGCTGACGTTGAACACGGACGGCCACGCGCTGGCCAGCCTGGGGACCGCCACCGTGCAGGAGACATTCTCGCCGTGCGTCATCACGACTCCCAACGTCTCCGGAGCCGTGCTGGTCGGACTGGCCCTGGTCCACCGGCAGGACCAGCTCCTGACCATGGGCGGCACCGGCGAGGATGACCGCATCACGAACGTGTGGACGGGCGGCACCAACGTCTATCCGCACAACCGGCGGCGGATGCGCTCGCCGGTCAGCCGGGCCTCGGGGACCGGCGCGGGGGCCGGAGAGGGGTTCCTGCACGCCGGGCGGGCGCTGCGCATCCTCGAGGACGCGGACTTGCCCGAGGCGCTGTGGGGGCGTCTGCTGCCCGTGCGGCGCGCCCTGGACAGCAATCCCGACGGTCCGCACGAAGCCCTTTACCGCACCGTGCACGATCCCGAAACCGAGAGCAATGAAACGCTCGTCGCGGCGGCGCTATCGGTGGGGGGCGACGTGGCCCAGGGCTACAGCGGCGCCAGCGTGGACGCGCTGGAGCACTGCGACACCATCGAGGTGGAGGTGGAGGCCGATACCGCCGCGGTGATCGAGGCCACGGAGGCCGGCTGGGCCCGCGCCTTTGACATCGTGCAGGGAGCGCGGGCCGTCGCGGCGCCGGGCGAGGAGCATTTTTGGGCCAGCGATCCCACCGCCGTGACCGATACCGAAATCGTGCCCGCCGTGCTCTATCATACCGGCGAGCTTTATTTGGAGGCTTTCACGCAGTGCCCCACCGTGGTGATGCGGGTGCTGCGGCTGGTGCGTCTGTTGTCCCAGAGCGGCGACATCGACACTATCGGCCCCACCATTTCCAAGCTGCTGGAGGAATAACGGCGTGGGTCCCCCTATTGTTTTTACCAACGGCGATTTCCCCCTCGAAGGCTACCGCCATTACCTGGTGGCCTACAAGTCGGCGGCGGCCTGGACCGCGCCCGAGATGCCCTATCCGGTCTATGATCCCGATGTGCCCATCGATCCCGACCACGATGTTTTATGTTTCAGCGCTCCGGCGGCGGGCGGCGGCTACTGGAACTGTGTCTACTGGATGCAGTGGATCGAGGCACCGGTGCCCACCGACGGGCGTATCCGGGCGCACTGCGGCACCCTGGTGCCCAACACGCTGGGCATACCGGCCTTCGCGGACTACGGCGATCCGTTGGGGGTGGTGATCGAATACAGCAACCCCACCGCTCCCTGCTACTCCGAAAGCATCTGGGCCATGCCATTCACCCCCACGACGCTGGAGGCGGGAGTCATCCTGACGGCACTGATCAATGCCCAGGCGCTGCTGTCGGGCGCGGTCGAAACGCGGATCTATGACGGAGACATCAATTCCTACGCGCCGGCCGATATCGCCGATCTGCCGGTCAACTTCCGGGTGGGGCTGTTGGGCGTCAACCGCGAGGGCGGCGTCTACGTTTACCAGCAACTCGACCCGGACCCGCCGCTGCCTCTCGTTACCGGAGACGGCCAGCCGTGGGCCTTTGACGCCAAGGGATTCATCGAATATTACTTTTCGGCGATCCGGGAAAACTTCGACGCGCTGACCTTCTGGCCGATCATTGAGGGCGGGACGGTGACACCCGGAACCACCATCGGGCCGGAGTTCATGCTGGGGCTGCTGCCGGTGGTGCATGAAAACGGGATCGTGCTGCCACTGGGAATAGACCCGGAGCCGCAGTATTCGGGGACGGTGGTGTATCGGGATATCCAATGGACACCGCCGATCCTGAACCTGGGCACCGGGCGGATGACGATCGTGCCGACCGGGATCAATCCGCGCTCGCGCATTTCGCCGCTGATGCCGCCGGGACTGCGGCGGTAGATCGAGGGCGAGCCGGGCGGGTTTGTCTTAAAACCTGCAATACTCGTGCAATATTTTTTTGTTCACATGGGCGTGATGGAATGCTTAAAAAGCCTTATAAGTGACCTTCTTTCAGCTAACTGTATTCTTTTCAATGGATGTGACTATGCCTCACATGCCTGAGGTCAGAGGTTCGATCCCTCTACCACCCACCACTCTCATTAAATGACTTACGCAATCTCGATGATCTTTTTCCGGGCTTCTTTTTCCAGGTCTGCTTTGCCCTTGCAATACTTCTGCTCCAGCGCGGCGGCGGCGCCGGCGTCCTGGTCTGGACACAGATGCGCGTAGCGCTCCGTGGTCGTGATCGACTCGTGGCCGGCCAGGTCGCGGATCTGGTGCAGGCTGACGCCGGCCTGGGCCAGCCAGGAACAGTAAGTGTCGCGCAGATCGGATGGAGTGTGCGCCGGCACGGCGCCGGAGGCGCAGTCCTCCAGCATGTCCCGGCGCCAGTTGCACTGGCAGGGGAAGACCAGGTCATCGGCCACTTCGGCGTGGGGATCGCCAGTCTCGGCGCGCTTGCAGGCCTCCAGTTCGGCGCGGCGCTGGCGCAGGGCCTCCAGGAGCATGGGGCAGAGCGGGACGCGGCGAAAGGGATGGCGCGTGCCCTTGCCTTTCTGGGCCGACTCGATGAGCAGGCGCCGGGCCTCAAGATCGAAGTCGCGCCAGCGGACCTTCCAGGCCTCGACCAGGCGCAGGCCGGTAAAGGCCATGACGCGCCAGCGAAAGGCGCGCTCGGGCGGGGCGGCGGCCAGCAGCTTCTCGAATTGCAATTCGGTCAGGAATGAAATTTTTCCCTTGGGCTCGGAAGGAATGGCGACGTCGCGGAAGATGTCGTTGCCGGCGCGTTTGAAGACGGCGCGCAGGAAGGTCAGTTCCTTGCGCAGGGTGGAGGGGGCGCCGGCCTCGGCGTCGAGGGCGCGCAGGTGGGCGTAATCGCGGGCGGCGGCGGGGGTGAGCACGGCGGCCGGGATCTTGCCGGCAAAATCCTGGAAGCGGCCGACGAAACGTTTGAGGGTTTCAACCCATTCCGGCGTCGCGCGGGCCTCTCTTTCGGCGATCAGTTCGTTCGCGATCTCGTTCCAGTTTGCGGTCGATTTCCCGTCCGATTTCGGCAGCCCGAGATTTGAGCGGTCCAAATCGTCCTGCATCGAACGCTGGCAGCTCTCGGCCTCGCGCAAGGATTTGATGGAGGCTGGCAGGGTGATCCAGCGCTGTTTCTTCCGGGCGCGGTCCCAGAGAATCGCCGACCACTTCAATCCGCGCTTTTGGACGTTTCGTCCCATGATTCAGGGCCTCCAGGACGGCGGGCAGGTCGTAGCGGTAGAGACTGCCTGGAATGCCGACGAAAGGAATGAGGCCGGCGGAGGTCCAGCGCAGGACACTGCCGGGATGGACGCGCAAGCGGGCGGCCAACTCGCGCACGGTAAGCAGGCCGCGGGGCGCGGGGTTGGGGGACGCGGCGGAGTCGGACGCAATAGAAGCGGCCATGGATGGGGGCGCGGGGGGAGGAGCTGGGAAAAGCAAGGGGAGTATAGAGCGGGGGAGGCCACGGCGTCAACAGGAAAAGGACAAAGGACAATTGAAGGACAAAGGACAAAGGACAAAGGACGAATTGAAGGACAAAGGGAGGAAGGGGCGGGGGCGAGGCGGCGGAAGTGGGGTTTGGCGTAGGGCATGGGGAATTTTAACCACGGATGGCGCGGACGGGCGCGGATCAGGAATTAAAATATTCTTCGCGAATCCGAACCAATTGTTTCTTAATCAAGAATAAGAGTTTATTGAAACTGATTTCCGAAAAGACGCGAACGACAATGAATAAGAAGAATGGAATTGCGCAACAGGCATCGACCAGCGCCCATTCATCGCGCTTCATGTGCACCGGCAACACGGGATTAAAGAGAATAAGAATTACCAAGAAGACCAGCGAAATTGAAAGCGCCCAGGGGGTGAAAGTGGCCTTGGTCCAGGCGCCGGGCGACGGGGCGGATTTCTCAAGAAAAAGGAAAAGACCGTAAAGAACATAAAATAAAGAGGCGGCGGCGACGTAAACGCGCAATAGTTTATAGAAATTATCTGGAACGTCTTCGCAAAATGCCGCAAAAAGAAGAAAAGGAATGGCGAGCAGCGCCGGCAGACAGACGCGAATCATATTTAAATAGTTAAGGGGATTGGCGGATTCTTTTTCTGAGATTATTTGTTTTAGTGGTTCCGACGTTTTTAGATCAGCATTAGATTCTTCGGTCAACAGCGTTTCGTCCAGGACCTCTTCTTCCCGCATGTCGCCCGAAACCTTCCCCAACATCCGCATCGCCTTGTTCCGCATCGCCTTACTCATCGTTTTGGGGCGCTTCGCCAACCCCAGCGCGTGATCCCGACCCGCCTCGGCCTCGCGCTCGGTCTGAAACGGCCCGACCATTAGCGCGCCGTTCTTGTCCTGCACCTCCCACATGACCGACCCGTCCGGCTGCTTCTTCGGCCGTACCTTCCAGCCGGTCGTGTCATGCCCGAACGCCTTTCCGCTGTCCTTAATTACCCCCTGTCGTCTCAACGCTTGTTCGACCTTCCACTCTTTCGCCTTGGCCTTGTATTGCTCCGCCCAATTAAGCGATGGACTGTCTTGCTCCGGTTCTTGATTACTGTAAATACGCCGTTCCTGGAAATGATATTCAGGCATTAAACAAAATCACTCCGTTTTGGTGCCGCAGACGTAGACGCCCCAGAGGCGGGCGCCGCGCGGGCAGGGGATGGGCTTGAAGGCCGGGTTGATGCCTTCGAGGACGCCGGAGTCGCGCCAGACCTTGAAGGTGTGGCCTTCGCCGGGAAGCTCGATAATGACGGATTGGCCGTCGTGGACCAGGGACTTGTCGCGGGTCTGGCGCACGAAGATCAGATCGCCGGGATAGTGGCGCGGGGTCATGGAGGCGCCCTGGATGCGCAGGGCGACCAGGCCGCGGGGATCGACGCCGGGATAAATCAAGCGCCAAACTTCCAAAGGTAGATCAATGTGGTCCAGTTCGGTCTCGAGCAGGACCGAATCGGTTGGCGCGGATGGGATGCCGGCGGCGACTTCGCCGAAGATTGGAATGGCGCAGGTATGGCGGGACGGAAGTTCGGGGCCGGGATGACTGCCGGGGGGATCGGACAGTGGAAAAGCCGTGTAAACATTGAGGCTGAGCTTGTGGCAGACCTCCACGTAAAAAGCCAACGGCATCTTCGCATGGGGCACAACGGCGTTTCGATGAATGGTTGTGCGCCCGATTCCGAGAACCGCAGCCGCTTCTTCACGCTTCATGGCGAGGAGCTTCGACTCAAGTCGTTTTACGGGCTCTTCCCCAAAAAGTTTAGATGCTGAAATTTTTTTTGTCATGCCCTTCCCAATGTTTCAATACTGCAACGACAATCATTCCCTTAACGTTGAAACATTTTCTCTTGACTTTTATGTGCCGATAATGGAACGATTCCAAAATCGGAGGTGAGCGATGTTGGAAAATGTGAAGTCGGCGCTGGAATTAGGGTGGCGGTACAACGAAATCGCCCGGGTGTGCGGGGTGAGCCGAACAACGCTGTGGCGCCTGGTGAAGGGAACTAGCAGCGGCCAGGGGTTGACGCTGGACGCGATACGTTGCGGGGTGGAAAAACTGGTGGCCCAGGGCGCACCGACGCGGGGAAAGCGCCAGGAGGCGCGGACGGGGACGGATTGATGGGGCCGGGGATGGGGTTGAGGCCGGATATGGACCACGAAAAACACTGAAGGCACGAAAGGGGAAGGGGAAATGGAACGGGAAGCGAAACGGACGTGGGGGATGGAGAAGGTTCGGCGGGCGATGCTGATCGACACGGCCGCGCGGGCCGCCGTGGCGATGTATCCCGATTTTTTCGTTTATAAAGGGGGCAGCCACGTGGCGGTGCACCGGCGTCCTGAAGACGGGAGGGGGCACGAGCGGCTGATCTTCGCGCCGGATTGCGCGGTGCGCATCCGATGGATGGACGTGGCGGGGGTGTTCGCGGATTGGCGCGAGCTGGAGCCGCTGAAGTGGGCCGACGCGGCGTGAGGCACGAAAGACTTTGGAGAAACGAAAGGGGAGCGGGCGATGAAGCTGGTGCTGGTGGGCGGAGCGACGGTGCGGGCGGGAGTCGGAATCGATCTGAGCGGCATCGGGTTTGTCTTCGAGGAAGTGATCCTGGAGGCGGAGGATTTTAACGATTACGAGGCAACGGCGGCATGGCTGCGCGAGCAGGTCAAGCCGTGTGTGCCGCATGCGGGGCACCCCGTGGAGCTGTACAAAGATTTCCTGTTGGCCTTTCGCGACAAAGACCAAGACTACCAGCGTAACTTCAACAGCTATATCGATAATATGGCGAAGGAGCGCGCCAAGGTCCCCCCAGACAGCGTTTAGCGCATCATTCCGCTTCGCATGGAAGCCCCGGAGCGGCGCGTCGGATCTTCCAGCACGATCCGGCCGGCGGGACGATCCGCGAGGACAGGAAAGAGTAAGACGGCTTGAATTTTGAAAATCTGCTCCTGGCCGTCGATTTGAAAGAGCAGTTCCTGGCCGATCGGTGGGATGGCGTGCAGGTCGATGGTTTGCGGCAGAGGCGAGGGTGGTTGGACACCCTTCGTCTTTTCGAGGCGGATTTGAAACGTGAGCATGGCCGCTCCTTTCGGATGTGAGATGGATGGAGTAGACACCGGACAGCTTACGCCGCGCGCGGCGCGCGGTCAACGGAAGGGGCGGCCAGGAGGATAAGCCAGGGGGCCGTTGGGGCCGGAGAGGAGGCGCGGCGCGCGGGGAGCGCGAGCTTGGAAAAGCAAGGCCGGGGCCGGAGGCGGTTGGGAGAGGCCGCCGCCGGCGCCGGCGCGAAGGGATTTCAGATTTGAGATTTAAGATTTCAGATTGAAGGACAAAGCGGGGCATTTCAGATTTCAGATTTCAACTTGAATCGAGGGGAGAGCGATGACGGCAGTATGCGGGATGGGGCGGCGGCGGGCGAGTCGAAAAAGCGAAGATGTATTTTACGCCCCGCCGGAGGGGTTGGGGGCGGCGCTGGCGGAGGACCTGCGCGAGGCGCGCAAAGAGCGCGGGGGCGTCAACGAGGCGGTGGCGGCGAGCTGCGGGGTGGAGCCGATGACGGTCTATACCTGGAGCGAGCGGGCGGGTCACCAGTGGACGACGGGGCAGATCGAGGCGGTGATCGAGGCGACGGGGGGACGCCACGCGCTGGTCTGGCTGATGACCCAGGCGGCCAAGCGGGAGCAGGGAGCGGCGGCGGCGGGGACGGGGACGGGGCCGTTCGACGTGCTGGAGCGGCTGGGGCGGATCGGGGAGGGGCTGGCGGCGCTGACGCGGCGGGCGGCGGAGTTTCTGGCGCCGGGGGGGCGGTCGCCGGGAGAGTTTGACGCGCGCGAGCGGCGGGCGTTGGCGGCGCTGACCGAGGCGAGCCAGGCCGAGCTGGTGGGGGTGCGGACGCTGATCGCGGGGTTGGAGTGATTTTTTAACCACGGATGGGCACGGAAGGCGCGGATGAGAGGTGAAGGGCGATGTGGACGGTGGTGACGGAACAGGACCTGGAGGCGGTGGAGCGGCTGGCGGGCGGGATGGCCGAGCTGTGCCCGGACTGCGGGGGACTGTGGGAAGTGCAGGTCGGGCGGGTGGTGCGGACGTGCTGCGGCAGGCAGCGCGAGCGCCTGGAGCGGCTACTGGCGCTGGGGCGCGGGGAACTGGAGCGCGAGGCGCGGGCGGCATAGGGGAGAGGGATGTTGACCACGGATAGCGCGGAGGGACGCGGATTGATACCGGGGGGAGAGGGATTTTTACCACGGATAGCGCGGAGGGACGCGGATGAAGATGGAAGCGGAACTGGAAGTTCTGAATCTGGAGGCGGCGCGCGAGGAGCTGGCGCGGCTGCAGGAGATCAACGAGGCGCGTGATGCGCGGATCGCGCGGCTGGAGCGGGAGGCGGGGGAGCTGTGGGAGGCGCTGGCGCCGTTCGCGAAGCTGGGCGCCGAGTTGCCGGAAATGTATCCGGGGTTTTATCTGCTGGAGCACAAATGTTCATGGCCGAGGGCGGATGAATTCCGGCGGGCCGCGGCCGCGCTGGGATTGATCGGCGAGGGATGCGGCCGAGGCGCCCGGGCCGAGACGAAGGAGCCGGCTGAAGCCGGGACAACGAACCCGCGGCCGGGGGAGATCGTGGCGGCGCTGTGGGAGGGGGCGGCGGCGCGGATGACGAGGCTGCGGGAGGCGTATGAGGAGTTGGGCGGGGCGGGCGCGCCGGCGCTGTTCATCGCGCTGCGGCCGCTGTGGCGGCGCTACGAGGCCGGAGAGCGCAGCGAGGAGCTGTGGACGGCGATCATGGAGCTGGCGTGAGGAAGATCCATGGCCACGAAAGACACGAAAGACACAAAAAAGGGGAGGGACGGCGGTGAAACACAAGCGGACCGAAGTGGAGTATGTGGAGTTGCCGCCCTATTTGTGGACGCGGCCGGAGAAGGCGGCGCGGGCGGCGCGGAATTTTTTGATCATGCTGGGGATCGTCGGGCTGGGGCTGGCGGGGGCGCTGGCGCTGTGCCTGAGATACAGCGCCTGGCTGCGGGAGCTGGGGGGGAAATAGCAAGAAAGTAGCTGAGTAGCTGAGTAGCAAAGTAGCTGAGAAATTAACCACGGAGGGCGCGGAGGGGCGCGGATGAACAGGCTGCCGGAAAGCGGAGAGGAGATCCCGGATCGGGTCTGGCACGCGGCGTGCGACACGTGCCTGGAGGCCGTCGAGGACATGAAGGGCAGGATCGAGGCCGGGGCGCGCGGGGACAAGCTGCGCGCCGTGCTGCTGGGCAACCTGGCCGCGGCGGTAAGCATGGCGCTGCTGATTGGGGAAGAGCTGGCGCTGGCGAAAGTGCAGATCAAGGAACTTAAGAGCGAGCTGGAGCGGCGGGGCGGCGGCAAGCGCAACGGCGACGGCTGAAATTTAACCGCGGATGGCGCGGAAGGCACGGATGAGGGAGAGGGATTTTTGACCACGGATGGGCACGGAGGGACGCGGATGAAATTGGCCGGGAAGACGGCCTGAAGGAATCCCCACAACAAGCGGGGTGGATAAGCTGGATGCAAGCCAGAGGCGGAGGGGACGTGCCGGACAACCTGGTTGGAGCCGGCGGGTCAGCCAAGCGGACGTGAAGACCAGGACGCATCCACCCCCAATGAGGCAACCGGACGCGCCGGCCGAAGGCCTGAGCTGGTCTCAGGCCACCGAGGTAGATCGGCCGTTCCGGAGTGGACCGCGAAGCCGTTGGAAATTGGTGGAGCGGTCCATGGCGCGGGCGACACCGGCCCGGATCGGACTAACCATGGAAAGACCGATTGAAAGGGCGTGACAGCCGGCAGAGACCGGCAACAAGTTTGGGCCGCGACGTCAATGCACATCAAGCGAGAGCGCCTGGCAATGCCAGGCGTGCGGCGGCGCGGCCCAAAATGACCTGACGGGTAAACGGTGAAACCCGGACCATGAGGGGATAACGCCAGGGCTTAAATCTCTGGATAATGCCTCAAGGAACTGTGGCAATCCTGCACCGTGACAGGCCGGGAGAGACCGGCACCTTTCCATACGCCGCCGGGCGCGGGCCGGGCGACGCCACAAACAACCGACGAGGCGGAACGCAGCATGGATGTTACAGCCGGGACGAGTCGGGGAGATTGCAAATCAGCAATTCAAAATTTAACCACGGATGACGCGGACAACACGGATGGAGGAGCGGACGGGGACGTCCGCGCTCCCATGAAATTCGTGGTTCGAGGCAGCGCCGCGCCCTGGACAGTTCGCCGGGCTTGGCGACGGGAAACCCCAATCCCGCCCGTCGCGAAGTCAGTCCGGCCGGACCTTTGATTCCCCGGAGGTCAACGGCCGGCGTCCGCGCCAAGGCGCGGCGGCGACCGGGAGCCGGGCGCGGCGCTGCCTGGAGCCACGGAACAATTGTAGATTGTGGATTGTAGATTGCGGATTGGGGGAGCGGACGGGGGCGTCCGCGCTCCCAGGAGAGTTTGTGCGGCGGGCCGGCCTTCCTTGAACACGAACGCGGAGAACGACTGAGGCCCACCTTAAAACCGCTACGCGACCGAACGGTCCGCCGCACAAGAAGAAGGACAAAGGACAAAGGACAAAGGACGAAGGACGCATGGTGAAGGATGACATGGCGGCGGAGCGGATGGCGTGGGCGCCGGCGGAGGTGCGGATCCTGGGGCTGGTGCGCGAGCTGCGCGAGCTGCTGGGGACGATGGAAGGGGTGGAAGTGCGGGGGACGGCGCCGGAGGGGCTGGCGCTGCGGGTGTGGCTGCCGGGACGGGAGTGGGTGCAGGCCAAGTTGGGAGCCCAGGTGACGGCGGCCTGCGCGAGGCGGTGCGAAGGGTGCGTGAGGGCAAGGAAGGGCAAGGAAGCGCGACCACGAAAGACACGGAAAACACGAAAAATAATTAAAGAAGAGGGCGAGGGCGGGAAAGCGGGTGGTTGAGATGGGTCGGACGCGGGAGGAGATGTTGGAAGATAGCGGGCGGACGGGGATGCTGGACGTGCGGCCGTGCGAGGCGGAGACGTGCGACGGGGGCTGCGGGACGGTCAGGCAGGCGCACCGGCCATGGTGGACGCGAGACGGGCTGTTCGGCTACTGCGACAAGTGCCGGCGGGAGGAGGGCGGCGAGGGCTGGCGGGCGATGGACGAAGGACAAAGGACAAAGGACGAAGGACAAAGAGGGGAGGGGGAGAGGGAGAAAGGTGAGAAGGGGGAGGGGGAGAGGGAGGGAGATGAAACCACGGATGGCGCGGAAGGCGCGGATGGGAAAGAGGGGACGGGGGAGAGCGCGCGCGAGTGGTTCGAACGCCAAACACGGCACGAAATTGAGAATTTTGACAAAGTGCGAAAACTGGGGAAGATGCGGGAAGAAGTGGATACGAAGGGGCTGGTGCTGAATTTCAGGCCGTGGGGAGAACGGGGAAGGGGTAAGGACAAAGGACAAAGGGGGAAGGGGGGGGAGGGTAATCATTTGGAAACGGAGGAGACAGAGATGAAGGAAGGAAACGGCAAGAAGCGGGGCGGGTGGACGATGAGTCCGGAGGCGCGGGCGCACGTAAGCGAGGGGATAAAGCGGGCGCATGCGAAGAAGGCCGAGGAGCGGCGGGCCAGGCTGATGAAGCTGGAAAGTACAAAGGACGAAGGACGAATGGGGGAAGGAGCGGCGGTGGGGAACGGGGAGCGGGAGCGGACGGGGGCGTCCGCGCTCCCAGGCAAGGCGGGGCGGGGGCTCAAGGGACGAGTGGTAATCACGTCGACGCCGGCGCCGGAGACCCTGGGTGAGGAGACGCGGCGGGCGCTGGAGAAGATGGGGCGGGCGGCGGTGCGGGCGATGCAGGGCGGCCCGGCCGGCGTGGAGCACGCGGAAAACGAGGAGACGGTCGGGCTGAGCGAGGCGCTGGCGGCGCTCAAGGTGTTGGCGCGGCTGGGCCGGGAGCATCCGGAGACGCTGGGGACGCTGCGGCGGATGAACGAGGCGGACCTGGTGGAGTTGCTGGAGGCGGCCGCGGCATTATAACCACGGAAAGGCCCAACCACGAAAAACGCGAAGCACACGAAAGACGGGAAAGAAATTGACCGCGGATGACGCGGAAGGCGCGGATGGGGAATTTGGGCGCGGGGAGGCGCGAAAATGATTGAGGCCTCGATACGGGAGTTGTTGCTGAAGATCAAGGCGTTGGCGGAGCGCGGGGCCAGCGAGGGGGAACGCGCGGCGGCGCGGGGGATGCTGGAGCGCAAGCTGGCGGCGCTGAAGATCACGCTGGCGGACCTGGAGCATGAAGAGAAGGAGATCGTCTGGTTTATCTACGCCAACGAGCAGGAGCGCCGGGTGATCGCCCATATCATGATGCGGCTGTTCGACCTGGATTCATTCTACAAGTCGCCCCTGAGGAAGAAGCGGGCGGGCTACGAGCTAACCAAGGCGCAGACCATCGAGGCGGCGGAGTGGGTGCGGCATTACCTGAGCGCCTTCCGGGAGGATTGGCGCGTCGAGACCCTGGCGTACAAGAAGCGGCTGAGCCTGATGTCGGTGGCGTTCGTGAATAAACACAAATTATTTTCCACGAATGAAGCGGTTGGGGGCGGTCCCAAAAAGAAAACCGACATCGAGGAGATCAGGAGCATCCTGGTCATGATGGAGGGCCTAAAGGAGGTCAATCCGCCGCGGGCGAAGATGAGAAGCGGAGAGCCGGCGCGGGCGATCGGCTGGGAAAAGGGGAAGTAAAAATTAACCGCGGATGACGCGGAAGGCGCGGATGGGGATTTCAGATTTCAGATCGTAAATTGGGACTGTGAATGGGGAAGCGGATGGGGTGGCCGGGGTTTGTGAAGATCCGGGTGCTGAATACGCCGGCGGAGACGGGGATGGGGCGGCTGCACGTCGTCACGATCTGGATCAGGCCGCTGGCGGGAACCGGAGATGAACGGCGGGAATTGGGGGCGTTGCACGAGCTGTTGCGGGAAGGGGGATTCGGTTATGAAATATGGGCGCTGGCGGGGGAATGGCACTGGACGGCGGACAACGGCGAGAAATCGCGGGCAGCCTATGACCGGGCGGCGGGAAGCCGCTGGGTAAGCCGGAGGTGGCAGGAAGCGTCGACGAGCGATGGACCAAGGACAAAGGACGAAGGACAAAACGCGGACGGGGAAGAGACGGACGCCATGAAACCAGGGGAAAGAAAAGAGGGTGGGGAGATGACCACGAAAGACACGAAGCACACGAAAAAAGGGACGGGGCCGGCGGCGGACGGTTCCGAGGCGGAAATCATACGTAAGGCCGACGCGGGGGATTGGAAATGGGAGGTTGGGCAACGGGTTCGCGTGAAGGATCGGGACGGCTATAATTTTGGCGGGAAGATCTGGGAGCGGGTGATTTTTCGGGGACGGCGGGTGTACCGGCTCGAAGGGCCGAGTTTCAGACTGCCGACGGACAAGGAGATTGAATGGGAGGAAGACGAGCTGGAGCCGATCCCGCAGCACCGAGCGGGGACGTGCCAGTACTGCGGCTGTGAAGACGAGCACGGATGCGAGGAGGGGTGCTCGTGGGTCGATCGAAAGCGGACGGTGTGCACCTCGTGCGTGGCGGAGGCGGAGACGGAGGCGAAGGCGAAGGGTGAAGGACAAAGGACAAAGGACAAAGGACGAAGGACAAAGGAGGACAAAGGACAAACTCCCGGAGAAACCACGGATGACGCGGATGGCGCGGATGGGGAAGAAGGATTGGCCACGAAAAACACGAAGCACACGAAAGGAAGCGGACAAGATGTCCGCGCTCCCAGTAGGTTGACGGCGATCCTGGACGGGTTGGCGGCGGAGACGGAGCGGGTTTACCTGGTGCCGCTGGACCAGATCGAGGCGCATCCGAAGAACCCGCGGCACATCAATATCGCCAAGCCGGACAAGGCGCTGCTGGAGCTGGCGGAGTCGATCAAGGCCCAGGGGGTGAAGGAGCCGGCGCTGGGGCGGCCTTTGCCGCTGCCGGAAGGACCGGGGACGAAGGACAAAGGACAAAATAAGATCCAGTTGGTGTTCGGGCATCGGCGCTGGCATGGCTGCCGGTTGGCGGGGGCGGCGTCGCTCAAGATGTACGTGCGGGAGATGGACGACATCGAGGCGCTGGAGCTGATGAGCCTGGAGAATTTGCAGCGCGAGAATCTGACGCCGCTGGAGGAGGCGGCGGGGATCCGCAACCTGACGGAGCTGGGGCGGACGCACGGGGAGATCGCGGCGGAGCTGGGCAAGCCGCTCAGCTTCGTGGCGCGGCGGGCGGCGCTCCACCGGCTGGACGAGCGCTGGGTCAGGGCGCGCCAGGGTGAGGACAAGCGCCTGGACGTGAGCGGCTGGGGAGCGAGCCACCTGGAGCTGGTGGCGTCGTTGCCCGCGGAGATGCAGGCCAAGCTGTACGGAGACCTGAGCGGGAGCCACTGGTGGGGAGGGGGCGGTCCGGGCGGCTGGAGCCTGGGCGAGCTGAGCCGCTTCATCGGCCAGGCGCTGCACCTGGTCAAGCTGGCGCCGTGGGGCGTCAAGGCGGAGGAGCTGGCCGGCGAGTGCGCCTGCCAGGTGTGCTCGCGGCGCAGCGGCTGCCAGCCCGAGCTGTTCGAGTCGCTGGCGGGGGAGGCCGCGGAGGACGAGGAGCGAGGGAATTGCAACGGGGAGATCGTGGGCAAGGACGACACGTGCCTGGATCCCAAGTGCTGGGAGCGGAAAATGGCGGCCTGGCTGGAGCGCAAGGCCGGGGAGCTGAAGGAGGAGCACGGCGACCAGGTCAAGCTGGTGCGGGAGAGTTACAGTCCGCCGAGCCCGGCGCAGGCGAAGGCCAATCCGCTGCTGGCCAAGACGGTGTACAAGGGCGACCTCCGGGCGGCCAAGAAGGGCGAGGCGGGGGCGTTCCCGATCTTGCAGGTGGAAGGAGCGGCGGCGGGCCAGACGCAGTGGATGAAGGCGGAGAGTTATGCCGCGAACAAGCCGGGACTGGCGGCGCCCAAGACGCTGGCGCAGAAGCGGAAGGAGCTGGAGGGGCGGCGGCTGATCAGGAGCTGCGAGGAGGTGATCGGGGAGCTGGAGCGGCTGATGGCTGACAATGGCAAAGGGATCGACCTGGAGAAACTCCCCGGCGGCTGGTTTCAGCGGACGATCGCGGTGGTGGTGCTGCGAGGCTGCCGGGCCCAGGGCGAGCAAAAGATCTGCTGCGCCAAGAACTTCCCGAAGGACATCGAGGCGCTGGCGGCTGACGTGCCCCGGCTGGATATGGCGCTGGTGGCGCGGGCGATGGACACGATGCTCCGGGAGTTGAACGATGATGTGAAATACAAACTTCACGAACAAGCGCAGAAGACGGCCGCGGCGATCTGCTGGGTGTGGGGCTGGCCGTGGGCGGCGTTCCTCAAGCGGGGCGAGGCGGCGATCCCGGAGCCGAAGGCGTGGGCGGCCCAGGAAAAGGACAAAGGACAAAGGACAAAGGA